ACAGTTCGTGGAGATAAAAAAGATCCACTATCAACATTTCTAAAAGAGGTCGGTATTCCAGTAGAAGACGATTTCATGAAGCCAAATGATACTTATGTATTTTCATTTCCAGTAAAAGCACCAAAAGGTGCTATCACAAGAAATGATCTTACTGCAATTGATCATTTGAATACATGGCTTGTTTATCAAAGAGCATGGTGCGAACATAAGCCATCTATTACTGTATCAGTAAAAGAAGATGAATGGATGGAAGTTGGTGCTTGGGTGTATAAGTATTTTGATGAAGTATCAGGTATCTCATTCCTGCCGCATTCAGATCATTCTTATAAGCAAGCTCCATATCAAGAGGTAACAAAAGAGGAGTATGAAGACCTTCTCTCAAAGATGCCAAAATCTATCCGATGGGAAGATTTATCTTTTTATGAAACAGAAGATGGGACAAGTGGTACTCAAACTCTTGCATGTACTTCAGACGGTAATTGTGAGATTGTAGACATTTCTGCTTAATAGGTATATAATAGATTTGAGGGAAACCTCAAAAATTCCTGGGCATAGTGCCCAGCAATAGGAGGTCTTAATGAATCAAGATCTTAATAATGATGGAAAGGTAACAATGCAAGAAAAAATTCTAGCAGCGTTAGCAAGCTATGGTCGTCACTTTTTGGGTGCCGCTATAGCACTATACATGACTGGAAATACAGACCCAGGAGATTTAGTTAAGGGTGGAATTGCAGCATGTTTGCCAGTTATTTTAAAGGCATTAAATCCAAACGAAAGCTCATTTGGGTTTACTAAAACACAGGCTTAAATATTAGTCGATTAGGACAGCTCCTATGCTAGAATAAGCATAGGAGTTTTCCTATTTTAGGAGATTTTTGCAAATGGCAGTACAAAAGAATTTTGAAGTAGATCAAAATGCTACTTTTACCTTTGAGGTTCAATATACCGAAGAGGACGAAGTAACACCCATTGATCTTACTGGCGCATCCGCTAAAATGCAGGTGCGAGACACAAAAGGCGGAAGCAAATTAGCGTTTACGCTAACTTCGCCATCTGGTGGAATTACTATTGACGAGCCAAATGGAAAATTAACTATTAAAGTCACTCCTACTCAAACAAATAAAATGTTTTATCCTAAGTCATCTTATGACATTATGGTAGTAGACTCAAATGGCAATAGAATTAAATTGCTAGAAGGGTTTATGACATTGAGTAGGAGCGTGACTATTTAATGACTGAAATTGTTAAGGTTGTAGAACAAAAAAATAAACTTATAGTTTCATCCCCAGGCCCACAGGGACCTAGGGGTAAAACAATATTAAGTGGAAATGGTGCTCCGTCTTCAAATCTAGGATTAGAAGGAGACTTTTATTACGATAAAGATTCTTTCTCATTCTATGGACCAAAACCATCCAACATAACCTGGTCTGGTGCAGATGTGGTTGAATTTGCTACGACACAAAACGTTTCATTTTCGACATCGTGGGAACTATCCCAAGTTGTTGGCCCAGTAAATGGGGAATACTCTATACAAATAACACATAATTTAGGATACAGTCCTAGTGTAACCATTAAGTCAAGTTCTGGTGATATTGTTGAAACAGGTATTAACTATGACTCTCTTAATCAGTTAACACTAGTAATGGCACAACCATTTTCTGGAACAGTATACCTATCATAAGGAGATAAAAAATGGCAAGAAAATTTTTGGTAAGCGTCGACCTAAATAAAAATGAACTTCTAAATGCCAGAATTCAGAATTTAGGTAGTGCCCCATCTAGTCCAGTAACTGGTCAAATTTACTATAATACTGGCGATAACACACTATACTTCTGGAATGGCACAGAGTGGATACCAACATCTGGTTCTCAAGAAGTAATTCAAGATCTTATAGGCTCTTCCATAGAAGGTGGAGTTGGTCTAACTAAAACTTATAACGACGGTACTGGCGTAACAACAATTGATTTAGACAATACCGCAGTATCGGCAGGGTCATATGGATCCTCTTCATCTATTCCAACATTTACCGTTGACGCACAGGGTAGATTAACAGCTGCTGGAGAAGTTTCAATTCCTGATCCATTAATTACTTTATCTGGGGATGTTAATGGTTCTGCAACCATGACAAACCTTGGCGATGTAACTATAACAACTACAATACAGCCAAATTCTGTAGAACTTGGAACAGACACTACTGGAGATTATGTAGCTATAATTGAAGGAACAGCAAACGAAATTCAAGTTTCGGGTACTGGCGAAGGCGCAATTGTAACTATAGGTTTACCAGACGATGTAAATATTTCTAACAACTTAACTGTTGGAGGAAACCTAACCGTATCTGGGTCTATTAATGCTGTAAATACAACAGAAATTAATATTGAAGATAATAAAGTTGTATTAAATAGCAATGCTACAGGTACTCCAACAGCAGATGCTGGAATTAAGGTTGAACGTGGGGACTCTTCTGATGTAGAGATCTTGTGGAATGAAACATTAGATCAATGGCAATTAACAAATAATGGTGCTAACTATCATGAAATTACCAGAAAGTATAAAGCAACTCTTTCTACTTCAGCAACATCTTATTCTATATCACACAATCTGGGTACACAGGATGTAGTAGTTCAAATTTATGAGGTTGCATCTCCTTATCAGCAAGTATTTGCTGATGTTGAGCATACGGATGCTAATACAACTACAATAAAATTTGCTTCCGCCCCTAGCGCTGGCGAATATAGGGCAGTAATAATAGGATAGGAAACTAATAATGGCCAAGTTTAAATCATTATTAAATTTAGTAACTCTCGAAGCGGATCCTGTGGGATCCGCTGGAGATGTTTACTTTAATACTGTATCTAAAAACTTAAAGATACATAATGGAACAACTTGGGTAGATTTAACTCCTGGTTCAAATGATCCAGCTCCTTTTTACATGCATACTCATACATACGATGGAGATGTTCATACAATTAATTTAGATGAAACAATAACTTTTGAAAATATAGACGGAAATCAAATTTCAGAAACAATTCCTGCTATAATTGGACTTGACGGAGGATCACCAAACTCTACTTATAGCAATGTTTCTTATGGTGATTTAACATTGTTAGACGGAGGCCAAATTGGCAACTAATTTCCCAACAGGACTAGACGACTTATCGAATCCACAATCAACAGACTCTTTACAGGGTCATGCCGACTTACACACTAATGTAAATGATGCTATCGAAGCATTGCAGACAAAAGTTGGTGTAGATGGATCAAATAATACAGACTCTTTAGATTATAAAATATCTACAATAGAGTCACAAATAGCTGATCTTGATAATCAATCAGATTCAACGTTAGCATTATTAGGTTTAGAGGGCAATAATGACTTAGTAATAGCTGGTATAGAAAACTTAACTCAAATAGATAGTTTTGCTATAGCAGATTACAGAACTGTAAAATACCACTTGCAGATATCAAAAGGAACAGAATTCTATACTTCCGATTTCTTGGTATTAGTAGATGGAACAGATATCAATGTAGTAGAATCAAATATAATATCAAATACATCCAATGCTCTTGCAAATATGAGTTTTGGAGAAAATTCAGGTATAATTAGCTTATATGTGACGCCAACAGGATCTGCCGTAACAGCAAGATTTATTCGGACGTCATTAAGAGCTTAATAAGGAGGTTGTCATAGTGGCAACAGTAAACAAAAACTTTAGAATTAAAAACGGCCTTGTAGTTGAAGGATCTACAGCTACGGTCAATGGCGAGGATATCTTAACAAAATCTGCCGCCGATCAATCTTATATCGTAGACCTTATTGGTGGTCAAGCAACCTCTGCAAATACTGCTAACACAGTTGTTAAAAGAGACGCAAACGGTAATTTCTCTGCTGGTACAATTACAGCAAATTTAGTTGGTAATGTAACTGGAACAGTATCAAGTCTTTCAAATCATGATACAGATGATCTTTCAGAAGGCTCAAGTAATCAATATTTTACAGATGCTCGTGCTAAATCAGCAGCAGCAGATCTTTTAACAAATGCTAATTTAACAAATATCACAATTACTGGTGACGGTAGTGGTATTACTATTACCGCAGAAAATGGTGTAGCAGATTCAACAACTGATGACCTTTCTGAAGGTTCTACAAATAAATATTTTACAAATCAGAGAGCTCTTGATGCAACAGCGGCTGCTTACGATGTAGCAGGTGCAGCATCATCCGCAGAAGGTGCAGCTAATACATATACAGATAATGCTATTAATGCTCTCAATACAGACGATATATCAGAGGGAATTGCACCAACTAACCTTTACTTTACAGATGCTCGTGCTCGTGGAGCAGTAAGTGCTGGATCTGGATTATCTTATAATTCAGGAACTGGTGAGTTTTCTGTAGATACAACCACAATTGCAACTCAATCATATGTTAATGATGCAATTGATAATCTTGTAGACGGAGCTCCTGGACTTCTAAATACTCTTAATGAAATTGCAGCAGCAATTAATGATGATGAAAATTACTTTACAACAGTAACAACTGCAATTAATGCTAAGCAGAACGCTTTAACAGCTGGCGCAAATATTGATATTACAAATGATACAATATCTGTAACTGGCTTAGATACAGATGACGTATCAGAAGGTGCAAACCTTTACTTTACAGATGCTCGTGCCCGTTCTGCAGTAGATGGAACTGACCGTTCCTTTACATCTCTTGAAATCAACGAGGTTTCAAAGGAAGTTGCCGCAACTACAGGCAATATTGCTACAGCGGCAGCAACAACTGCATATTCTTGGCTAAAGGCTGATTATCGCAGTGCTAAATTCTTGGTTAAGATTAAGAATGGATCACATACAGAGGTTTCTGAAGTTCTTGTAACTCTAGATACATCTGACAATGTTTATCTAACAGAATACGGAATGTCTTCAACAAGCGGAACATCTCTCGGAACTATTTCAGCAGATGTAAGCGGAAATGATGTACGAATCCGTGTAACACCAGCAAACAATAACTCTGAAGTTATGGTAGCTGGATCGCTTTTAATATAATTAAATAATAGGCCAGGGGAGAGCCTGAATCTCCCCAAAATCAAATTCGGGGGATAGGTGAACTCGTGTCAACAAATAATAAAGATTTTAAAGTAAAAAACGGCCTTGTAGTTGAAGGCAATCAATTAACTCTGGGTAGTACCCCAGTTGCTTTCAACACCTCCACAAGCAAATTAGAGATTTATATAGATGGCTCCTGGCAGCCAATAGCATTTACTTCAGAAATTCCAGATGTTTCAGATATTTCTTTTATGGACATTGGTCTTGCTATTGATTATAATGGAGACCCTATATATACAGTTCAGGCAAATGGTGTAGTCACCTCAGCCACAAAATTCGCAGATGGGGGCACTCCATCAACCAGTTCTTTTAGCATGACCTTTGATTCAGGTACTATAAGCTAAAAAACATAAATGATATAATAAGGAGTAATTATGGCAACAGTAAGAATTCAACTTAGAAGAGGAACGGCAGCCGAATGGACTTCCGTTGATCCAGTATTAGCAGCTGGTGAAATGGGTCTTGAGACCGACACTGGCGATTTTAAATTTGGTGATGGAACAAGCATATGGAGCTCTCTTAATTACGCATTAGGAGACTCAATAGATGACTATATCCCACTTTCAGAAAAAGGAGTAGCAGACGGAGTTGCTACACTTGATTCAAACGGATTTATCCCCGTAGCACAATTACCTGGCTCTGCAGCACTAGATGCAGAAGTAAACTCTGCAATAGGAGTCCACAACTCAGACACCACAGACGTCCATGGAATTGCTGATACATCTGTATTGGTTACCACTACAGGTACACAAACATTAACTAATAAAACAATAACAGCTCCATCTGGATTAGTAAAGTCTGATGTTGGATTAAGCAATGTAGATAATACTTCAGATGCAAATAAGCCAGTTTCTACTGCTCAAGCATCAGCAATCAGCTCAGCTCAGTCAGCCGCAGAGGCAACTGCAGCAGGTGCTCTTTCTTCACACGAATCAGACACAACGTCTGTTCATGGTATCGCAGATACCTCTATATTAGTAACAACAACTGGAACACAAACTTTAAGCTCTAAATCATTGATATCTCCAACTTTAACTGGAACTCCTACAGCTCCAACAGCAGCTAATGGAACTGATACAACTCAAGTTGCAACAACAGAGTTTGTTCAAAATGCAATTGAATTAGTTGTTGGCGCAGCACCAGCCGCACTCGATACTCTAGCAGAAATTGCGTCATCTTTAAATGATGACGCTGACCTAGCAGGTACACTTACTGGATTAATATCTGAGAAGGTGTCTAAGTCTGGTGATACTATGAGTGGTGTACTTTCGATGGGCGATAATAAAATAACAAATGTTTCAACTCCAACTCTTGCATCAGATGCAGCAACTAAGGGATATTTGGATGGTTCTTTATCAAACGGCATAGGGGCGCATAATGGAGAAACTATAAATGTCCATGGAATATCTGATACAACTCAATTAATCTACGATAATGATCCAAGATTAAGTGACGTAAGAAGCCCAGCTGATGGTAGTGTAGCTACTGCGAAGATTGCAGATCAAGCTGTTACAACAGCAAAAATAAATGATCTTGCTATTACTACAGGTAAAATAGCTGACGATGCAGTAACTGAGGTTAAAATTGTTGATAATGCAATTACAACTAATAAAATATTAGATGCAGCAGTTCTTTCCGCAAAGATTGCAGATAGCAACATAACTACTGCTAAATTAGCAGACTCTTCTGTTACTACTTCAAAACTTGCAGACACATCAGTAGCAACTGGAAAAATTATTGATGATGCAGTAACTGAAGCAAAGATTTTAAATGCTGCAGTAACTACTGCAAAAATTGCAGATACAAATGTAACTACTGCTAAGCTAGCAGACGTCTCAGTAACTGAAGCTAAATTGGCTACAGATTCTGTAAGCACAATAAAAGTTGTAGATTTAAACATAACAACCGCTAAACTTGCAGATGGTTCTGTAACTGAAGATAAACTAGCTGTAGGTTCGGTTACATCTGGTAAGATTGCAACTGGTGCAGTAACATCGGGCACAATTGCAGACGGAGCAATAGTTGATGCTGATATATCAGCTTCTGCAGCAATTGCTCAGTCTAAGGTTGCTAACCTAACAACAGATTTAGCTGATAAAGCACCGACCGCTTCTCCAACATTTACTGGTACAGTTGTTCTTCCAAGTACAACTTCAATTGGAACAGTTTCTGCTACTGAACTTGGATATCTTGATGGAGTAACATCAGCAATTCAGACTCAATTAGACTCTAAGTTGGCATCAGCAACTGCATCATCAACTTATGCACCACTTGCTTCTCCAACATTTACTGGAGTACCAGCAGCGCCAACAGCAACAGCAGGAACAAATACAACACAGGTAGCAACAACAGCATTCGTAAGTACTGCTTTAGCAAACTTAGTTGCTTCTGCACCCTCAACATTAGATACTCTCAATGAGTTAGCCACGGCGCTTGGTAATGATGCATCATTCTCTACAACTGTTACAAACAATCTTGCGGCAAAAGCACCACTTGCATCACCAACGTTTACGGGAACAGTAACACTTCCAGCAGCAGGTATCGTATTCTCAGATGGTACACAGGCAAAAGAAGGTGTTCCTTCACGTACTCCAATTGTACAGAAGACAGCATCATATACACTTTCATCATTAACTGAAAGAGACAATTTAATTGAAGTTTCTTCAACATCAGCAACAACTATTACAATTCCAACAAATGCAACACTTGCACTACCAGTAGGAACATCAATTGATATTCTTCAAACAAATACTGGCCAGGTAACTATTGCAGGCGCTGCAGGTGTAACAGTTAATGGAACACCAGGCTTGAAGTTACGTGCCCAATGGTCTTCTGCAACTCTCTTTAAGAGAGCAACAGACACATGGGTTGTAATGGGCGACTTAACGGTATAGGAATAAAAGGAGATTAAAAATGGCAACATCAAAAAGAAGAGGCTTAAAGTCTTCAGCACAAGATAATTTTATTGGACCTAACTCAGTAACAAATCTTACAGCAACTGATGTAGGCTCTTCCAGAGCCTATAATGATGGCAGAATAGATCTATCTTGGACTAACCCAACAACTGGCAATACTCCAGTTGGCTATAAGATATTGAGAGGTGGTTCGCAGATTGCAACTGTTTCTCATCCAACAAATACTTATTCCAACACAGGATTAGCCTCAGCAACTTCTTATTCATATACTGTAGTAGCTTACGATAATTATAAAGATGCTTCTGAATCAAATCAAGCTACCGCTACAGCAACAACTGTTCCAAATGCTCCAGGAACTCCGACTGCCACAGCTGGAGTTAATCAAGACAGCATATCCTGGTCAGCACCAGCGAATGGTGGGTCTGCAATTTTGGATTATTTCTGGGAATCAACAGATAGCAAGAGCAATACAGTAGCTGGTACAAGTGCTACTGTATCACAAGAAGCAAATACTTCTCAGCAATATAGAGTAAGGGCAAGAAATGCAAATGGAAGCTCTGCGTTTTCTGGTTATTCAAGCTCAGTTACAACTCAAGCTCCAAGTTTCTTTAGCCCCCCAGGGTTCTTCAGCCCCCCAAACTTCTTCAGCCCTCCAAACTTCTTCAGCCCTCCAGGGTTCTTCAGTCCCCCAGGGTTCTTTAGCCCTCCAGGGTTCTTTAGCCCTCCAGGGTTCTTTAGCCCCCCAGGGTTCTTCAGCCCCCCAGGGTTCTTTAGCCCTCCAGGGTTCTTTAGCCCCCCAGGGTTTGGATATGGTGGCAAGAGCGTTGGAGTAAGTACTTTAATTAGAACTACCAATGGCATGGTTGCTGCAGGTCAGCTACAAGTTGGCGATCAAGTAATCAGCTTAAGCTTTGATGGAATTCCAGATGATTTTATGGAAATACATCAAGAAGGTCAAGGTCTTGTTTTAACTCAAGAGCAAATGGATAATGCACAGGAGGTAATTGCAACAGTTGCTAATATTGGCATACATGAGTCAACAGGAGCTGTTGTTGTAAATACTGATATCTACTCCATGACACACTGGCTTGTTGCTAAAAGAGATGGCGTTATTAGAAGTATTCGTGCTTCAGAACTATTGCCAACAGATCTAATTTATAACTACAATGCTAAAGACTTTGTTTTAATAGAAAACTTTGAAAAGAATTTAGATGTCAATATTCAAGTTTATTCTATAAACATAGAGCCTCAAGATTTTTATTTTACAGAAAACGGTCTAACATTTGACGCATATCCAACTACCTGGACTGTATAATTAAATAATAAGAAAGGCTTTCATGAAATTCCTTTATGGAAATGATGAAGCAGAAATAGTAAAAGATATTTCTTATGACTCCTTCCCCTCAGATCTCGAATCAGAGGGGATTTGGGGTTATTTTGCATTTGTAGAAGATGAAAAATCAGACATTAAAGTAATGTGTGCTGCATATAATAACGATAATCATAATACTGGCGATGTTGTGGTTTCTAATAAAATATATAATGATTTTCCAATAGCACAAAGCGCATGGCTTATGTCCTGTCAAATCAATAGGATGTATGTAGATCCATATTATAGAAATAAAAATATAGCTAAATATTCTGTAATAACAAATGATATGTTATCAAGACATCTAGGATATACTGTTTGGTCTAAAATTTATTCTGACAGCAGCGGAACTCCAGCAGGTGACCAATTATATAATGCAATATATGATCTTGGATTTGAAAATAATTATCATAAGATAAATTTAGATGAAATATTTGATTTTAGAAATTACTCTTTCCCTGTAATTTATTTTGACAAGAGAGTTGTATACATTGAAACAGATACTAAGTAAAACAAAAATAATACATAAGCAAATTGGAGTTTTAGAAAACCTTGTGCACGATATAGAACATATTGGAATTAAAAAAGAAGATATCTATAATGTCGAAAACGGAGAACTAGTTAAGACAAACACAATAATAACTAAGCCTAAGAATGTATTTTCTATATATACTGAATCTTGTTATGACCTTTATAAACATGTATCAATAGCCGTAGATCACGCATGCTGGTCATACCAAATCAATAAATCAAAACAAAAATATATGGGTTATGCTAAAAATGTAAAATATTACCCAGACACAAATAAACATTGGTATGATTTCCCAGGAATAAATGTCCCATTTCTTCATGGATTTTATTTTGCCTCTGGTAGTGGAATACAGGTTAAATTTAATAACAATCAGACAATACATTATCAAGACGTATCCCCTGGCGATTTAATAATAAATAAACCAACAGATCTTGTTAATATTAGTGTCACAGAAGAGTCGAACATAGTAGAGTTTTATGTTTCACCACTTTTTGCTTTAAAAAATAACGAGCCAGGGGTATGGGTTCCAATTATTTAATTGATGTGATAGAATATGATTGAAGGAGAAATATGTTAAAAAATACAGAATTTTTAGGACCAGGTATAGTAGTATACAGAGACGTATTTAAAAAAGAATTAGATCTGGTAAATAGATTAGAAGGTACTATAGGATCACAAAATGCTTTAAGGTATAAATGGAACCAGGCACAAACAGGGTATTCTCATACAGACCTGAAATATAGAGATTGCTATGATTTTAAAATTAAAATTAATGAAAATGGATCGCTTACTACAAATAACGAACAGGTTTTAGCAAATCTTTTTACTGAAACAGAAGATAAGCTATCTTCAATATGGAGAGACTCTTACCAAGCACAAATAGATCCAGTAGAAGACTATAGAGCCATGTTTAATTTAGCACCGCTAACATACTGGGAGTCATTTAACTATATAAAATATGGCAAAGACCAGCATTTTCAAGTTCATTCTGACCACGGATACTCATATACATGCGTGTTGTCATCTGTTGGATATTTAAATGATGACTATGAGGGCGGAGAATTATTTTTTGATAAGTTTAATTTAAAAATTAAACCGCAAGCTGGCGACCTATATCTTTTCCCATCTTCTTTTATTTACTCACATGCAGCCCTCCCAGTAACCTCTGGTACCAAGTATTCAATAGTTACTATGTTGGATTATCTACAAACAGCACATACTCCAGAGTATTTTGCTTTAGAAGAAAAATATAATACAAACTTACTTTAATGTATAGAATAATTGCTGAAAAGACAAGCGATGCTGCAGCAGACATTTTTCAGATGCCAGTTAAAAGAGATTGGATGGATGAAACATATGATAAGCATGCATATAATTGTTTTCCAGTAACACTTACTAATAGATTAGGCTGGGGAATTTCTTTTCCAGAAGATATCTCATTTATATGGGATGGAATATCAGATTCAACTGTCGACCATATAAATATCATATCTGGAGAAAAATATATTAACCTAGGAAGAGCTAATGCTACTATTAGCTTTAATACTAATATAAAGCTAATTACAGATAAAGATTTAAGCATTTTAGTTTTACCTCCATCAAATTTTTTTATTAAGGGTTCGGAGTGCTTTACAACTTTAATATCAACATCTTTTTTTAATGGTCCTGTACCTGTTGTCCATAAAATAACAGAGCCTAATAAAATAATAACTATAAAAGCTAATACTCCAATTTGTACAATTATTCCAATATCATTAGGAGATTTACAAAATTCAGAAATAGTTTTTAGGGAGCACCAGCCAGTTGTAAATAAAAATGGAGATGAGTACGATAATAAAATAAGAAAAATTAGAGAAGACATATATAGCCAGGGAAAGTGGACAAATTTTTATAAAGAAGGAAAAGGTTGGGACGGAGAAAAAATAGGAGAGCACGAGGTAAACTCTATCAAGCTAAAGGTTATTGAATAATGCCAAAAATAATTTTTCATTCTGCTAAAGAATATAATTTAGATAATAAGTTTTACCCATCTCCATCAAAATCTTTTGTGCCAGAATGGTTTTCAAAAGCTAGCAGGTTCTGGACGGACAAGAACGGGAAAAATTATTACGATCACGAATCAGGAGAAAAGCTTTTATCATTTAAGGCTTGTCCAGCATTGATGGATTCTTTCGTTTCTGGGTATTCTTTATTGACTCCGTGCGATATACATTTTTATACAATAAATGGAAAGATATCTGTTGGCATAGATGATAAATATAAATCATTTTGCGAAAGAAGAGAGCCTGTCGCAGACCTAGAAGTTCCTTTTGGATATGAAGAAACACATTTCCATTGGTTCCCAAATTGGATGCCAGAGTTGCCAGAAGGATACAGTGCAATATATGTAAGCCCAATTAATAGGTTTGACCTGCCATTTATAACAGTATCTGGTATCATAGATAATGATAAAATGAGCACCCCAGGACTAATTCCATTTTTTATACAAAAGGGATTTGTTGGCACTATAAAGGCAGGAACTCCATATGTACAAATACTGCCATATAAGAGAGAGAGTTGGACTATGGAAAAGGTGTTCCACTCCGAAATAGAAATAGTGCATAGGCATAATGAGTCTGCTAAAAAATTTAGAATTCCTGGTGGCGGAGGATATAAAAAAACAGTATGGTCTAGAAAGGATTTTTCCTAATATTAGGATATAATAATACTATGAAGCACGATACAAGTAATAACATGTCAAATTTCAATGCCAAGTCTATAACACCGTCTGGCTATTTTGGAAATGGCGAAGAAAATATTGTAGAGGTTTTGAATGCCGTATCACCTGGGGAGATAGATATATTGTTGTCTTGGGCGAGATCTAATACTAATTTTGATAAGACAGAAGATGAATTTAATGAAGATGGGAATATGATATATCAGGCAAGTGTGTGGACAGATAGAGTTGTAACTACAGAAACATTTAAAAAGTACGCCCCAGAAATGCTACCCATACTAGAGAGTATAATTTTTAGAATGAAAAAGACCATAGATGCCTTTTTTAAAGTGGACGCAAACCCTACTGGACCCTGTATAGTAAGATGGCCAGAAGGGACTAGACAAGAGCCTCACGCTGATAAAGAAATGCATGAGGGGCCTGATGAAGGGAAACCAAATTCATTCCCATGGTATGACATAGGAACTGTTTTTTATTTAAATGATGATTACGAGGGAGGAGAGCTATATTTCCCATTACAGGGTATAGAGTTTAAACCAAAACCAGGCGCTGCCTACTTCTTCCCTGGAGATAAAAATTATATACATGGAGTTAGGCCAGTAACTAAGGGGACAAGATATACTCTTCCATATTTTTGGACAATAGAAAGGCATTTAAATGAAAATAACTAAATATAAAGATGAATGTTTCTCAATAGAAAATTTTATATCAGATGAAGAGTGCGATTCTATTATAGGATATACAGAATGGCTTTCCGAAAACGAAATACTTCCGTGGAATCAAATATCTTTTTATGATTCGTATGCAATGGGATTCTGGGAGCAAGATCCTACGGGAGGTTGCGAAAAATTTAATCTTCCTGCAGATTATTTTCACAGTATATTAAAAGAAAAAATTAAAAAAGCTGGAGAGACTCTTTTGGAAAGAGAATTGGCAGAAGTTAGCTATCATGCACAAAAGTGGCTACCTGGCGCTTTTGCAGCATTTCATTCTGATAATTCAAATGAGGACGGCACACCTTCAGAATTTGAAAGAAGTAAATACGCAGCCTTTATATATTTAAATGATGATTTTGAGGGTGGTTATTTAAATTTTAAAAATCATGATATAAAAATATATCCTAAAAAAGGAATGTTAGCTTTCTTTGCTGGTGGGCACACTAATGAACACGAAGTAACTAAGGTTCATAATAATACAAGATTTACTGTTGGTTCATTTTGGGATAATGCTGACTCTATATATACAGAAGAACAGATCTTGGATCGAGAAAATAAGTTGAAAAAAACAAGAATGGAACAAGAAATAACATACAAAGAATGGGAACAATATAAAAAGAATGGGATAGTGCCAGACTATGTAGGAAAGTATGGAGAAGAATGACAGTAATAGTAACTGGAGCAAGTAGAGGCATAGGAAGAGCTATTGCTGAAAGGCTTTATTTAAAAGGTTATGATGTTTTAGGGATATCGAAGTATAGTAAAGAAGACGATAAATACCCGACTCCTATATTTGAGATAGAGCAAGCGGATGTTACTAAAATAGAAGATCTAGATAAAGTATATGAAAAAATAAAACACAAAACAGTTTCTGGCTTAGTAAATTCTGCAGGTATTTTTACCGCTATGCCAATTGAATATTTTAAATATGAATATTATAAAAAGGTTATAGATACCAATCTTATTGGCGCTATCAATGCATGTTCTATATTTATTAAACTAATGGATAAAAAGACATACACCCCAATTATTAATATAAGTAGCATTGCATCATCCACAGTAAATGATGCAACTGCTTATACAGCAAGTAAAGCGGGACTAGATGGATTTACAGCAGCTCTTGCAAAAGAGTTACGAGCAACAAAAATAAGACCCAATAGCATATGTCCTGGTATTATAAAAACAGATATGAATATGCTTAAGGCTAATGATAAAAGGTTATGGCAAGCCCTTGTGAATGCCCAGCCAATAGGAATACAGCTAACTCCTGAGCATGTGGCTGATGTAGTAGAGCTTTTGTTTGATGAAAAATCGTCATGTATTGGCGGACAGTCAATAAAAATTGGATAAATGGTATAATAAAATAAAGGAGAGTCGTGAATAAGATAGTTTTATACCCAAGAGTTACTGTTTACCAAAATGCTATTCCAAAACACAGTGAGTATACTGATTTATTAAAAAGGTCAGAAAGTAAAGACCCCGAGCACCTATTTACTGGTTGGGAAGACTGGTATGGATTTGGACTTATGATGAATTTGGGAATGACAAAAGATCATGAGTATGATTCAGATTGGGAAGGAAATAAATTAGACCTAACAGATAAATATGCTGTTGAACAAATGAATTTTTTAAAAGATTTGGATGAAGTTTTTCATAAAGTAACTAAAGATTATATAGAAGAGTATAATATAGATCTGCCAAATTGGCATCCGTCTGGATTTTCTATTTGTAAGTATAAAGAAACTGATCCGTCTAACCACCTAGCAATGCATTATCATACAGATTATGTTGGCGCAAATTCTGAAGCACCAGGATTAAAGTTTGCTATAACATGCACAATGTATTTAAACGATGACTATGAAGGCGGAGGCTTATCCTTTTTAGAAGAAGAAAGTGGAGATGTAATTGACTACAAGCCAAAAGCTGGAGATGTCGTTGTCTTCCCTTCTGGAGATCCAATAACTGGAGCGTCCCATTATTTTCATGGAGTAGATAAGGTATCAAATGGGGAAAAGTATTTAGTAAGAACATTTTGGCAGTATGAGTATGAAGGATCTAAAGATTGGTGGGATGGAATAGAAAAATATGGAAAAGACGAGTGGGAAAAAATTAATAAAGAAAGATTTAAAAAAGAGTTAGCTAGCGGAAGATGGCATAGGTATGTCGTTTATCCAGGCGAATCAGACGCAAAAATAGAAAAGTCTACACCATTTTTTGTAAAGGCAAAAAAGTTTGGGAATACTCCGTTTTTATTTAGGAACTGATGATAGTTGAAAAGTTAGAAAATAAAATATTTTATTTTAAAAATGCAATTAGTAATCCAAAAGAATTTATTAGTAAAATAGAGGATACAGATTTTTATTGTAATGAATATACATCTATGTTTAAGTGGTCTACGTGGACATCCAGCACTATCAAGTCTGAGGTATATGGATTAAGTAAAGATGGAACATTTATTCCAAGAAAACTTTATGATGAGAATGATTTTGAAATATATAAAATTGCAAGCACAATCAAATACATTTCAGATTTTTGCATAGCTAGTTATAGCTATATAAATAATATTAAAACCCCCTGGCTGCCTAATTTTTTTTCAATCAAAAAGTATAATTCTGGAGTAGATATGGGACCACATATAGATTCCAATGATCCAACAGATAAAAAACACCCAGTAGTTTCAGGAGTTATGTATCTGAATGATGACTATGATGGAGGAGAGCTACTATTCCCAAACCAGTCTTTAAACATTAAGCCAGAAGCTGGAAGCGTGATACTTTTCCCATCTCACAGTCCTTATATTCATCACCCACAAAAAATATTAAATGGAAATAAATACATGGTTCCTCTTTTTTGGTATGAGGAGGCTTTTTAGTGACATCTCCATTTCCAATGATGACAGGTAGCCTTCTTTCTGGAGAAGTTGGTTATTTTACAAATTGCTTTACAGATATAGATGGTTATGTTGAAAGAATAAACAAGGCAGATATTGGTCCGTGGGTTCCTAAAAACGATTCAAGCAATCAATGTTTTGATGTAAAGTTAAATTATGCAAAATACAATTTATTTTATAAAAATATAGACATATCAACAATAAATAATTTAGATACAAAATCTTTGTATGTTATAAATAGCTTAAAGATGCCACTACAATTTTGTGCAAATGAGTATGCGAAATACTTTAATAAGAATATAAGTAAAAGCGATACAATAGTCTTGTATAAGCAGGAGGCATCTGAAGTTTTTGAACGGGACACTCTTGTATCTGATAAATATACAATAGTCTTATTTATTACATCGTCTCTTGAATCTAAGCCATTTATTTATAAATTCAATAATGCAGAAGAGACAATATTCCCATTAAAAGGATCTTTGCTTATTGTTCCTCCAGGAATAGAGTTTGAAATTAATCAAATCTATAATGAAAACCATTATTATGCTGTTTATGAGTTTTCTGATATAATATAAAAATGTCTTATCTAAGTAGAATTTTAAAAGATTACCCAGTAGGTTTCTGGGAGCTATCAAGTGGCTTACAGGATTTTTCTGGGTGCAATAATAATGCATCCAGCACAGTTCATACAATGTCATCTATTCCGTTAGTTCCAATCGATAACAAGTCTACTAAAATATCTGGCACCTCTTATATAAATTTCCCAATAGACAACGATTACTATACAGATACACGGACACCTCCGATAGCAAATAAAAATAGTTCTAAAAATGAATTTACAATAGAATTATGGATGCTTGCTAAAATATTAAGTCAATATCAAACTACAATTTTTGCTGACATAAATAGTGACACTGGTATATTTTATGAAAATGGCAATATTGTATTTAAGGTAGAGGGACAAAAAACAGAATATTCTTTGTCTTTTATTAATAAATCTATACATATAGTTGCAACCTACGACGGTAGTTATATTTCTTTATTTATTGATTCACAGCTGAAGTCTAAGTCTAAACTAATTAACTTTTCTTTTACCTCAGAAGATGTCAATTTCCAATCTGGTCCAGTAGCAGACCAGCAAGATTTATTTTATATTAATGCAGCGGCGGTGTATAGATATTGTTTATCTTCAGAGCAAATATATGATCATTATATTCAAATACTAAATACCCCACCAATACAAATATCATACCCAGATAATGGATGTTTATTTGAGTTTAAAGATAGGGCAATAAATAAAAAATATACCTTTTCGTATCCAATAGACAAGGGGTGGCAAGAAATTGCTAGCAGCCCCATAGAGTACAATGCAGGCTATGGGTATATAGAACTAGGCAAAGTTGATGGGAGCGTCTCAGAATCGATTATAGACATTTTATCGATACCTTCTATAGAAGACTATAACCATTCAATAATCGAATGGGAGGGAGACAATGGAATTTCTATAGAGATATCTCAAGATAATTCTATCTTTTATGAATGTAAAAATGGAATGCCATTATCCCTTGTTGATAATACAAAAGGAATTATTTATTTAAAGATAACATTTGATTCATCAGACGCTCAAAGATTTAATCCAAGATTGCATTCATTAAAAATATCGTTCTATACCGACTTGAAGATATACGCCTTAAATTCAGCAGACTACGTGGCACAAACAACGGGCGGCGGAAACAATTTTGGTTTCACGTGGAACAACTACCCTATATTGTCCCAATCAAAATATAATGGTTTACGCTCAATAGACCCATTTAGTATATATACAGACAAGGATATCCTGTCCATAGAAACCTTCTATACCCCAGAATCACTAGGGGCAGGATCAATTATGGACCAGCTCTCTTGGAATGGGGCGGGTACCCTAGATAAATCCAATATTATGTCCATATATATAAATGGAGAGGATAAGACCTCAGAGACCCTAGTATCAGATCTATTCACTCCTGGAGAAATCCACCACGTTATTCTAGTATTTAATAATGCAATAACAGAAGAGATTATTTTTAATGATGGGGCAAATGAGGCTCTATTTCAATATCTTTCCATATATGAGAGCCAATTAGATTCAGGTACTGCACAGGCTCATTATGATATGTGGGTAGGGAATGTCTCTACTATTGCCGACGGCGGGTCACTTGCACTGACAGAAAATTCAATAAATTACTATAATAACGATTGGATTGTGATACAAAATATATAATTTTGTCATTCATTGTGACAAGATATGGACTTTGGTTGATTAAAGTGGTAAAATAGTAAACATATGGATATCAAAAGAACTGGTTTTAAAGTAAATGATCACGAGACAACCCTTGGCATATACGTTTGGGAAATGCCAGATGGACGTTGGATTGGTGATGACGATGGCAACTTCTTGTCTATAACTTCAAAAGAAGGCGATAGAGGAAGAATGAACCTTCTTGCTAATGCAGTAAGGTCTTACGGAATCGATGAAGGTAAGCCAAAGTTTTTATCTGGACGAAGAAAAATTGATGATGAAGAATTTGAATATCAGAAGCAACGTTTAAAGTGGGGCTTAACTCCAGACCCTCTAGATATTGGAGTTTATAAAGACAGCTTGAAAGAGCAAAAGGGTGGAAGGCAAAAGTGATGGAATTCGAAGAAGACAACGATGGCCTACAAGATATCGAAATATCTAATACAGCAGACTGGATGAAGTTTTCTGCTCCAGTAACACAAAAGAGTAACGATCCATTTTCAGTAGAAGGAGATGACATCCTTAAGATTTCAGGTATGTCTCCAACATTTAGAAGAAAAGTAAGCAGAGATCTGCAGAAACGCTTTACTGGAATTGATGGTGCACAAACTCAGCAAAACCTTTTACAGGCAGCTGTAACAGGCTATGCAATGTTCGATTTAGTTGAGCCTCCATATAATTTAGAATATCTATCATCTGTATACGAAATATCTCCTTATAATTATGCAGCAATTAATGCAAAGGTTGCCAACATAGTTGGCCTCGGATTTGATTTTATTGAAACTAGAAAAACTAACGACGCCCTGGATGAAATAACTGATGATAAGCAACTAGAGAGAGCTCGTAGAAAGTTAAGCAGAATACGTCAGGATTTACACGATTGGCTGGAAGATTGTAACGAAGAAGAAACATTTAAAGAAACTCTTACAAAGTTTTATACAGACGTAGAGGCTACTGGAAATGGATATCTAGAAATAGGAAGAACGACTTCTGGAAAGATAGGATATATTGGACATATTCCAGCAAAGACAATGCGTGTACGTCGATTGCGTGATGGATTTATTCAATTGCTTTACGGCAAGGCTGTATATTTTCGTAACTTTGGAGACCAAGAAACTCCAAACCCAATTGCAGGAGGTCTAGATAGACCTAATGAAATTATTCATTTAAAAAAGTATACGCCCAAGAACAACTATTATGGAATACCAGATATAGTTGCTGCTTCTAATGCTATGGCTGGGAACGAGTTCGCTGGAAAATACAATTTAGATTATTTTGAAAATAAAGCTGTGCCAAGATATATAATTACAGTAAAGGGCGCTAAGCTATCTTCTGAATCTGAAAGAAAACTTTTGGAGTTTTTCCAAGTTGGCCTAAAGGGCAAAAACCATAGATCTTTGTATATTCCTCTGCCACCAGACTCAGCTGATTCTAAAACAGAATTTAAGATGGAGCCTGTTGAGGCAGGAGCCCAAGAGTCATCATTTAATATTTATCGTACTTCAAATAGAGATGAAATTTTGATGGCTCACAGAACTCCAATAAATAAAATTGGAACCCCAGCAGGGATTAATTTAGCAGCAGCAAGAGATGCTGATAAGACATTTAAAGAGCAGGTCTGTAGGCCAGCCCAAGAAAATCTAGAAAAGAAATTAAATAAAATAATTGAAGAAATGACTGATGCTCTTAAGATTAAATTTAATGAATTAACATTAACTGATGAGGACACGCAGTCAAAAATTGACGAAAGATATTTAAGGTTCCAGGTTTTGACTCCTAATGAAATTAGGCTTAGAATGGGTCTTGTTCCAAGAGATGGTGGGGATGAGCCAGTTGATTTAGCAGCCCAGGCAGCAGAAGTAAAGGCTCAGGCACTGCAGTCTAGAACCAGAGATCAAAATAGATCAGCAAATTCTCCAGATTCTTCTGGGGAGGGCAGAAATGCCAAGGGAGACGGAAGACAGGTTGAGTAGTCTTACTCAACTGCTTATTTGCCTTTTTATATTTAAAGTAATAAAATTAAGCATATGAATATTGAAAAATCATACTGGTCTGCTAATGGCGACGCCATCAATTTTTCTGTACCATTTACAAAAGTAAATAGGGAGCGCAGAACAGTATCTGGCTTTGCAACGTTGGACAACATCGACCAAACTGGAGATCTTGTAACTTCAGAAGCTAGCATGGAAGCATTTGAAAACTTTCGTGGGAACATTAGAGAAATGCACACCCCAATGGCTGTTGGCAAGATGGTTTCGTTTAGACCAGAAACTTTTTACAATCCAAAAACAAAAGAGATGCATACTGGAATCTATGTAGATGCATATGTTTCAAAGGGCGCACAAGATACTTGGGAAAAGGTTTTAGACGGAACTCTATCAGGTTTTTCTATTGGCGGAAAGATTATAGAGTCTGATAATGAAGTAAATAAAGCAACAGGACAATCAGTAAGATTTATTAAAAAGTATGCTTTGATGGAGTTATCTTTAGTAGATTCTCCAGCAAATGAATTATGTAATGTTCTTTCAATTTCAAAGTCAAATGGACAAATGGTATATAAAGGAATTGCAACAGAAACAGAAGTAGAAAATATTTTTTATTGTGCAGATACAGATTCAGTATTTTTATCCACAGATTCAACTTATGTGTCACCAGCGACTGGTAAAGATGCAGTATTAATTGGATGGGTAGAAAAGAATGATAGCAATAAGGCTAAAGAAATAGATAAGATTCTTGATTCGTTTAAGAATTCAAGATTACCGTTGCCTGATACACAACTCGCAAAACAGGCAATCGGAGAAGGAGGTAACGAAGTGGAAAAGCTTAACGTAAAAGAAACAGCTCCAGTTCAAGAAGCAGTTGCTGAAGTAGCAGTTGCGGTTGAAGAGTCAGCCCCAGTTGAAGAAACTAAGGTTGAGGAAGCTGCAACTGTTGAAGAAACAGTTGAAGTTGTAGCTGAAGAAGCTTCTGCCGAAACTCTCGAAAAAGCAGCCGACGTATCAGAAGTTGAGGTTGATGAACCTGATTTTGCAAAGATGCTCGGTGATCTTAAGGGATTCTTCTCAGAAACCCTTAATAAGGCTTCAGAGGCTAATGCTGCAAGAGTGACAGAAATTAAAGATACTGTTGAAACATTCAGCAAGAGCGTCGATACTAGAATTTCGGAGTTAGCAGAACAACACACTGCTTTATCAAAAGCAGTTGATGAAATAAGAAACACAATCTCTACCGTAGAGAAGCGTGTTGACGCAGTAGAATCAGATACTGCAATTAAGAAGTCCTCAGACCTCGGCGGGTCTCAGGAGATTACAATCAAAAAGTCAAAATGGAACGGTTCTTTCCTCGGTTCCGTTAATGAACTATTTAACTAAAGGTAGGTGAAACAAAATAATGAGCAATGAACTATTAGAAAAGACAGTAACTACTACTGGAAGTTTCGAAGGTTCCATCTCAGGTGAAGGCATCCATACTGGTGCTACATCTAAGGGTGGTCTTTTGAATCCAGAGCAGTCTGCTCGTTTCCTAGATTACATGTTCGATGCAACAGTAATCGGTAAAGTGGCTCGTACAGTTCGAATGAGAGCTGACACCACTGAAATAGATCGTATGGGCGTAGGAGAGAAGTTAATGAAGCTTGCCACAGAGGCAACAAATGATGCAACAAATGCAGCAGTAACATTCTCTAAGATATCCCTTACAACAAAGAAACTTCGCCTAGATTGGGAACTTTCGACTGAATCTCTTGAAGACAATATCGAAGGCGCCGATCTCGAAGATCATATTGCCAGATTAATGGCAACACAGGCAGGTAATGACATTGAAGATGTTATCCTCAATGGAGATACCTCTCTAACATCAGATGCACTTTATAAGTCTTTCGACGGTGCTGTTAAGCTTTCAAAGGCTAACGGACACGTTGTTGACGCAGAAGGTGCAGCTGTATCACGTGCAGTATTCAATAATGCACTTAAGGCATTGCCACGTAAGTACAAGCAACGCCGCGCTGATTTAAGATTCCTTTCAGGTTCAAACTTGATTCAGGATTATCTATACTCAGCATCACTTCTTGGTGACTATGGCTCAAACAATCCACAGGATATCGCTTCAAGCGTTATTCGTGGTGCCACACCAGGTCTTGGTGGTGCAGCTGGTTTCGTAGCTCCATTCGCATTTGGTATTCCAATTGTTGAGGTTCCTTTGCTTCCAGAAGCACAGGACGGAGACTATTCTGGCGCAACAGGAAACCACGGTGATATTCACTTGACATTCCCAAATAACGTTGTTATTGGTATCAAGCGTGACGTCACCGTATACCGCTTCTTCTGGCCTCGTAAGGACTCTATCGAGTACACAATGTATACTCGCGTAGGCGTTCAAATTGAGCAGGCAGATGCTTGGGTCGTTGTAAAGAACGTTAAGGTTGCTTCCTAATAGGAAATAACTAGCTTAAAAGCCCCCAAATTATTTTGGGGGCTTTTACTTTTAATTGACTAATGCTATAATTTATTTACATAGAAAAGGAGATTTTATGTCATTTGAGACATTAAAAGTATCTGAATTAAAATCAGTAGCTGAAGAATTCGGCGTAGAAACAGAAGGACTAAAAAATAAGTCTGATATTATAGCGGCATTAGCCGAAGAAGGAATAACCTGGACCCTATATCAGGATACAGTAAAAAAGATTGAGGAAGATGCAGTGCCAGTAGAACAAGAAGTATTACCAAAGTTTGATTCAAACAAAGAGTTGTCTGAAGATCAAGTACTAGTTAGAATGACAAGAGCTAATTTTAGATACGATATAATGGGTAAGACTTTTACTAAAGATCATCCGTTTGTAGCAATGAGTCAAGCAGATGCTCAAAAAATTTTTGATAAGGAGGAGGGCTTTAGACTAGCAACTCCAACAGAAGTTAAAGAGTTTTATAGCTAAGCCTATTACATGGCAGAAGTATTAAAGAATACAAACTCACCAATTTATCATCAGATATTTTGGAAGGGTGAAGTTCGTGATTCAGACGATTTACCAGTAATAAAGCTGTATGATATTACTGACGATCCATTCGCCACATCTGAATCTCCAGATTACTACCTGCTAGATGTTAACTCTGAAAAAGATGAAACTAATATAGGTTTATATTTTGCAACACTACCATTAATATATACTTCAAACAATGCAACACTCAGAGCTGTCTGGCAATACGATATAGATGGCGAAGCGGTTGAATATAAGCACGATATTTTTATAGTAACTCCTTATACAGATTTATACCAGGCAAGTTTGTCATTGGGAATAAGTACAGATCCATCTGATCCAGGTTATAGATCATACAAGGAGCTTGCAGCAGCAGAGAGGTATGCCAGAAAAAAGATAGAAGATTACACTGGTCAACAATTTTATTTATATAATGATACAGTAAGGGTATTCGGTCAAGATTCTGATGCATTGACTTTAAATCAACGTATTGTAAACATAAGAAAAATTTATATGGACGATATTTTGATGGTAGATAACACTACTACTCCTAAAGTAAATAATTGGGGTTATGATATTCAGGTTTCTGAAAGTGATTTTGGAATTAGAATAAATAGATCACAGATTTTAGATAATACCGTATATGTAGCAAATGGAATGATTCCTCCATCAATACATGATACCGTTGGGGTTTTTAAAGATACTAATGCTTATGAAATACAAGCTCAGTTTGGATGGCAAAAAGTTCCAGATGAAGTAGATTTGGCCACAATTGAATTAATGAAAGACTTTTTCTCAAAAGACAATCTTTGGAAAAATCAATATATTAAAAATATTCAAACATTTGATTGGCAATTTGAGTATAATTCAGACGTATTTTCAGGAACTGGAAATGCGTATGCAGATAGATTGCTAGCAGATTATGTAATTGATAAGGCCACTATAATCTGATGTCAAGGATAGTCAATGCTGTTCTATCCATGAAGTTGGATGTGTACAAGCAAGTAGATTCACAAGACCCAAATACTGGGGCTTTAAAAAAAGAATGGATGTATGACAGAACAATTGATTGTCATGCAAAAGGAGTAATTAGTAATTCCGCCACTACTCGATCCAGCGATAAGCAAGTTTTTGATAATAAATATATCAATGATCAAGTTATACAGGTCAGAACTGAATCAAGATTAACTTCTCGTGAGAAGGTAACAAATATTAGAAATCGAGAAGGATTATGTATTTGGACAGAAATTAATTTCCCTAGCGATACACCAACCGTTTTTGAAGTAGTTGGAACTACTCCAATCACTGATCCATTTGGTAGAGTAATGGGATATAATTCTTCTATGAAGAGATCGGAGAATCAACAAATTGGCATCTAATTTTTTAATGGCAGGATTTGCTAGCGGCCTTGAAAATTTGATGGCAAAGCCTCAGACCGCAGGATCAATTACTCAATCAATGACTGCACAAATTTCTGCTGCCATATATTATAAAGCAGCCGTACTAGACAAATTAGATTCTCACCCAGGGTTTAAAAATAAATTTAGCACAATCATTTTTAATCAAATAGAAAAAGAATTTGGCAACTATATAGACGCAAAGGCTAGAACTGCACCAAAATCACTACACCATGTTTATGAGTGGAAAAGAATTGGTAAAAAAGAAGCAAGACTATTTAAGCTAAATAAGCTTGATGCGCCAGGACTTTCTTTTAAAATATCAACTGAATTTTTGCCATCACAATCTTTTGTTCCAACAGGGAAAGGTAAGCATAGACATGTGTTTTCAGCAAAAGCGGCAGTTATGGAAAGCGGAAAGCCAGTTGTTATCGCTCCTAAGTACTCAGAAAGAATTGTGTTTGAAATAGACGGAGAAGTAGTATTTATGCCAAAGGGAGAATCGGTTATTGTCAAAAGACCAGGCGGCGCTGGAACAACTAATCAATTCTATCTTGCCACAAATCAATATTTTAGAGGCAACATGGTCAACCTGGCGATTAAGAATTCTGGGTTTCAAAAAATGTTTACTATGTCCTTAAAAAATGCATTAAACGTACCATCTGATATCAGAACTGTTAAATATAAATTTACACCAAACGTTGTAAGAAGCCAAGCAGACATGGCGCTAAATACTGTATTTGGAGGCGTGATGTAATGGTAGATTATAATATTGATGCAATGTATGAGATTAGAAAGTTTCTATGGCAGGGACTACAACAGACTAATTTGCTAGATGCCGACGACTATTACAGTGATAATTTAGGTGAAACAATAACCCCAATAATTCCAGTACAGCAATTAGCTGAAATGAATCAATTTTTGAGCGGGAAGAGCCATATAGTCTACGATAAGATAGGGCTTTCATATGAGGATAATTGGTTAATATGTTGTGAGCAAATATTATTTACTATATATTCAACAGATTTTGCACAAATAAATGCAATTAGAAACTACATGCTGGATCAGTTTAGACGCATGGACCACTCAGCTAGGGATTTAAATTACTGGGAGGACGTCTCAGACCTTATTAAATTCCATAGCATATTCGTAGCAGACATATCTCCTACAAGCCCCTCAGAGGAGCTACAGGGCTTTTTATCAACAGATGTTATATTAGAGGTCAAGTACTCTAGAATTACAGACGTAAATGGCAGATTTGCCTAGTTTGCTTTAGGCGACCAGAACATCTATAATTGGACATAGAGGAAAGGGCCTAGCCAGCCATTTATATATATATAAATTATTTCATGAAATAGGAGGTCGAACTTCATGGCACAAAATCAGGGTAATGCTAAAAACATTCTTGTAGGTGCATCACCGCTATTCTTGTCCAACGTAGACATTACAGATGCAAATTACGTCGAAAATGCTGAGCCTGGCTCAGCAGATGCAGGCGCTTACGTATCTGGTACATCTTACACCACAACTCTTAACGGAATTGACAGTGGAGATTTTTATTATAGAAACGTTGGTTTTACAAACAATGGTCTTCAGATCACTTACAACCCAACTTATGATTCAGTAACCGTAGATCAGCTTCTTGATACAGCTAAACTGTTCAAGTCAGCGATGGAGGTTATGATCGCAACAGAAATGTCCGAAGGTACCCTAGAGAACGTTCTAGTCGTATTTGGACAGCAAAGTTCAACATTAGTATCAGCAGGAACAGGACAAACCGCAACAGACACATTGGGTCTAGATGCAGGTGCTCTTGGTGAGGCTCCAACAGAGCGTCAGTTAATTGCAGTAGGTCAAGCACCTACTTCTGAGGCAACCGCAACTGAGCGTATTTACTACGCACGTCGCGTACTTTCAGTACAACAGTCACAATTCTCGCTTGCACGTACTACCCCAACAACATTCCCAGTAACCTTCCGTCTTCTTCCAGACGTTAATAAACCAAACGAAGAGTACGGCAAGATTATTGACCGTGTTTTGACAGTTTAATAATTAAATTTAATTATTAAAATAAAGCCCCCAGAAATGGGGGCTTTATACTTGTAACGGTAAAATCATTATGTTATAATAATTGAGACCGCCAAAGGAGGACAAATTGGCAACAACAGTATATGATACAGAAGAAATTGTATTACAGAACGGAACTAAGGTAACGTTAAAACCGCTTACAATTAAGCAGTTAAGAAAATTTATGTTGGTAGTTAATAAGCTATCAGAAACAGGTACAGAAGAAGAAAGCCTCACAACACTTATAGAGGCATGTGCAATTGCATTAGAAAAGCAATTACCAGAAGTAACTCTGGAAGAATTAGAAGATATTTTGGACGTTCCAACAATTAATAGAATCCTTGAAGTATGTGGAGGAATTAAGATGGACGACCCAAACCTTCTAGCGGCGGCAGTTCTGGCTGGTCAGAACTAGACCTTGCCGCATTAGAAGGAGAGATTTTTATTCTCGGACATTGGAAAAATTACGAGGAGCTAGAAGATAATCTCTCAATGCCAGAGTTAATACAAACAGTTAAGTCTATGCAAAAAACTGAAGAGGAAAAAAGAAGATTCTTAGCTTCGCTTCAAGGCATAAACTTAAATGAAGAAGAAAATAAAAACGCTCCATCTTTTGAAGACATAAAAAGAAGAGCTCTAGGAATCGAAGCTAGCGGAGACGACGTAGTTTCATTGCAGGGAAGTTTTGCAAGAGAAGCTGGATTCGGTATAGGAATGGGCTTGGGGTACAGTAGGAGTAATTAGTGGCTGAAGAAAATATTATAACTAATATTACAGCCAAGGCTGACTTTTCAGATCTTATAAAAGATTTGAATAGGGTAACAGCCTCATTGTCGTCCCTGCAGCAAACAGTTGGTGCAACTAACAAAGCTATATCAAGTCAGATTGATGCAATCAACAGAGGCTTTGCAAATACAATAAGAAGTACAGGACAATTTTCTTCACACTATGTGTCTCTTACTTCAGATGTAGAAAAATTTGGTAGAAGCCTAGACTCTGGTAGATTAAAGCTAAGAGATTATTATAGAGTATGGCAAGATCACACCAGAACTTCTGGCGGATTAATTAGAGATTTATCTAAGCAACAAGTTCAATTACAAAATGCAATTCTGCAACCATTAGGACGAAATGCTCAAGGCTTAATGCAATTCAATGTCCATGTTCCACGCGGCCTAGATTTAATAAAAAATAAAACTGCTTTAACTACTCAACAGCTTCAAATTATGAATAAGGTTGTTCAGGATGGAGCAGTTCAACTTATTAACTGGGGTAAGAATACCCAGTGGGCTGGACGACAGTTAACAGTAGGATTAACTTTACCGCTTGCTGCTTTTGGCAAAGCGGCAGCAGATGCCTTTAGAACGGCTGACCAAGAATTAACAAGACTTGCTAAAGTTTACGGAGATATTGGCGGAGCTACAGCAACAGAGCTAACGCAGATAAGAAAAGATGTAGCAGCAACCGCACAAGAGTTAGCATCTGCGATGGGTGTTAATTTTCAGGAAACAATTGCTCTTGCTGCTGATATTGCCGCAACAGGCAAAACTGGAAATGAGTTGTTGTCCTCAGTTTCTGAAACTACTAGGTTAGCAGTTCTTGGTGAAGTAGATAGACAAGAGGCTATGAAAGCAACTCTTGCAATTCAAACAGCATTTAAATCAAACACACAAGAATTAACAGAGTCTATTAACTTTTTAAACGCAGTTGAAAACCAAACATCCACATCCCTAGCAGATCTAGTTGAAGCAATTCCTAAAGCAGGCCCTGTTGTTAAAAGCTTAGGCGGAGACATTAAAGACTTAGCTTTATATTTAACAGCCATGAGAGAAGGTGGCATTAATGCTTCTGAGGCAGCCAATGCCATAAAGTCTGGCTTAGCCTCAGTTATTAATCCAACAAAGCAAACAGTTGGAGTTATGTCTGATTTTGGAATAGACATATTGGGTATGGTTCAAAAAAATGCAGGTAATACAACATCTCTATTATTAGATTTACAAAAGGCTTTAGACCAACTTGATCCGTTATCAAAAGCTCAAGCTATTGAACAAATGTTTGGTAAATTCCAGTTTGCTAGAATTAGCGCCTTATTAAATAACTTGGGCAGAGAAGGAAGCCAGACTCTACAGGTTTTAGATTTAATGGGGGCCAGCGTAGGAGAGCTAGAGCAAGTTGCTAGCCGAGAGTTGGCAGCAGTTACAGAATCTGCAGCAGGAAGATATAGAAGAGCATTAGAATCTTTGAAAGCAGATTTAGCCGTTGTTGGTGAAGAATTCTTAAAAATAGGAACAACAATATTAAATGTTCTTGGTAAGGTAATGGAATTTGGAACTAAGCTCCCAGATCCAGTTAAAAAACTTTTGGCATTTGGTGGGGCATTTACAGCAATTATTGGTCCAGTAATTATGTTAACTGGTGTTTTGGCAAACTTTTTTGGATATATAGTTAAAGGAATATTTCACTTTAAAAACTTTTTTAAGGGTGCAGAAGGATGGCGTTTATTAACTCCTGAAATTTTAGCTGCACAAAGAGCAGGATCTTTAGCAGAACAAACATTTTATAGCGATGCCCAAGCTGCAACTATTCTTAAAAAAGCATTAGCAGATCTTGGAATGGAATATGATGCTTTAGCAGCAAGACTAGCATCAGGAAAAATAGCTGTCTCTCCCGCAATTAGCACAATGGCAGGTAATGTTATTAATCCAGGCGGAGCCAGCGGATATAGACAGGTAAACCCAAATCACCCACTAGTTGGAGGAATGGCTTCATCTCATTTAAATCCCAGAGACCCGAATAATCCAGCTACACTATTTGGTCTTGTGCCAGGTTCCAGTGCTGTAAACCAAAGAATTGGCAGAACTCCTCAAATAATGATGAGCGAGAGATTGCCAGACATTGAAGGTTTAACTACAGTTAAGGGAGTATCTACTGGAGTTGTTGCGCCAGAAGCTGCAAGATATCAAGCATTAATGGCTGCTATAGGAATGCAATCAAAACAAGAAATAGAAGCATTAAAAGAAACAGTTAGAATGGGCGGTGCAGTCAGTACAGATTTTATAGCAACATTTGACGATTTGGTACCAATTACAACACAACTATCTCAAAATGCTGCACAACAATCTGCATTAATTATTGCAGAAGTAAAAGCTGGCAGATTGAGTGTAGAGCAGGCAAAAGCACAAATTATTGCATTGAATGCACAGCTTGAAAGAGATTTAGGAACAGCAGTTTCTGCATATGCAACTACTGCAGGAAGAAATATAGATTTAACTAAAGTTCCACTTATTGATCAGCCTGTTGTCGATGCAGCTGGTAAGTCTAATATGAGAGCGCTTTTCAGGCGCGGGCGTATGAGAAATGTTTTAAGGGCTTTAGGTAGAGCAACTAGAACTAGAACATTTGGAGCTCCGTATAGTATTGAAACTACAAATCCTCCAGGATTTAATTCGGGAGGTTATGTATATACAGCAAATGACGGTAGCATAGTCCCTGGGCCAAATGTAGATTATGACATGATTCCAGCAATTCTTACTCCAGGAGAATTTGTTGTAAATAAGCAAGCAACTCAAGAAAATCTCCCATTATTGATGGAAATTAACAATGGGTATAATTTGGGCGGTAGGGTAAGACGTGGAACAAATAATTACGGAAGGCTTCCAAGCTTAACATCGTATCAAAGAGTACTACAATCATTACATAGATCAAAGGGCCAAGTTCAAACTGCAACTAGAACTTCTGTTGCAGACCAGATGCTGGCAAACGCAAGAACTAGACAAGAGCAGATAGCATTAAGAAGAATTTTATTTACAAGGTCAGGAAGACATCAAGATAGAGCTCATATTGGAAGCTCTGTTTCAGAAATGATTCAGATGCAAACTCCATATGCAATGAGAGGATATTTTGGAGTAGCTTCAGCAAATCCTTATAATAAACTTCAAAATCTTCTTCATAGAAATATAAGAACTAGAGACATAAACCCAGTCACAGATATAACTGCACAAAATAGGACTTTGCCAGAAATATTTAAAAGAATGGGCGCAGAGTCATTTTGGAAAAATTTGGGTGCCCCTAATGGAACAATAAATAGAGATGCTATAAACGGTTACCTGGCAAATCTTGAAGGCTATGTTTCTGGAAAATCTCAATGGCAGTCAATACCGTATGGAAGAATTCCTCGTGAACTAGTTGCGTTATTACGAAGTGGAAAAGCATCAACAAAAGATTTTACTGGTTATGTAAATTATCTAATGTCTGGAAATGTAAAAGCTACCAATAAAGCAGGAATTATTGCTAATGACGCTGCAGCCTTAATGGAAGTTAGAAAGATGAGTGCAAAAGATGCTATTGCTGAAGCAGAAAAGATTTATGAGAGAGCACTCGGTGGGAAAAATATATCAGATTCTCAATATAGAGGGCAAAGATTAAAATTAGCCCAATCAGAATATTCAGACTTTATTGCTCAAGCTCCAATGCAATCTTCTGCAAGAAGAAGAAGAGCAAATATGGGAGGATTGATACGAGGATACAATAGAGGCGGAAGAATCGGAGGAGGTGTTGTACGCAGAGGAAGACCAAATTATGGACAGTTTGTAGGAATGCCTACTATGGGCCCAAGCAATAGCTGGAGTGGACATGAAAATCAAATGCAGACTCCAGGACAAAGATTTAGTTCATTAGGCGGTCCGATGATGGCAGGATTCGGAATGCAGATGGCTGGAAGCATGGCAGGTGGGCAGACGGGGAATGCATTAATGTTAGGCGGAATTGCTATGCAGATGTCTCCATTATTTGGAATGTTAAAGGGAATAACTGGAGGAATAAAAACATTTGGATCCCTCGGCACAGCAGTATTTAGTGGTTTAAAGAGGGTTGTTTTAGGTTTTGGATCAGCATTAAAATTCTTGACTGGACCAATAGGATTAACAATAGCAGCATTAACAGCGCTAACTGCCATATATCTTAATATGAAAAAGAACGCAGAGGAAGCTGGAAAAGCCAATAGACTAGCATTTGGAGGAACTGCAGAATCATTTGCATCTGTTGGTATTAAAAACTATTCTACCGTTAATGATAGATTGCAGGAAACAGCTAAAGCAATGGAGCTTATTAGAGTAAAGGCTCAATCTATTTCTGACACATTTACTAAAGCAGGCCCAACTGGAGTAACTTTATCTATTAAAGAATTGGATGAGGCTATTAAGAATGCAAAAGAAAATCAAAAAGATTATGTAGAGGCATTTAACAACATAGACTCTAGCAGAGTAGTCCAGTATGCATCTCAACTAAAGGCACAATTTGTTGCTATGGGAATGAGCGCAGAAAAAGCATCTAATCAAATATTTGCAATTATAAAGGCATCTGGCAAAGCCTCACAAGCATTTAGTGCAGTTACTTCTGCAGATTTTAGAGCAGTAAAAGATCAGCTGTCTGGAATCAACATGCTGTTTAATCAAATGGGAAGAGCATCTAATATAGCTAAATTTAATGCAGAAGAATTTGTTCAAGGTTTAAATACATTGACAAGCTCAGTGCTCGCATATAGAGATTCACTAATTGGTAAAGATGTTGACGGTAATGAACTTGATGAGGCAGAAGCTAATAAGAAGGTATTAGAAGAAATATCTAAGATTAAGTCTGCCAATAAGGATATGGATCAAAAGGTTATTCAAAATCTAAAACAACAAGATATGGTATACGCAACAATTTTGGGTAAGGTAGAAAGCTTAGCAAGCATAACATCAAAGGTTATGCTTTATACTGCAGGCGTAGGTAACGCCGTAGACTTAGCTCTTGTTGATGCACAAACAGCAGTAGAGATGGCTTCTAATTTGGCCATAGTTAATCAAGGTTTAAATACAATCACAGAAAGCACAGATGCATCTTTAAATCCTCTTTCTGAATTAGCTAAGAAAATATCTAAAGCTGAAACAGCACAATCAACACTAAATAATACAGTTAAGTCTGCTAAAAAGGTAGATGAAGATTACTATAAGAATAAAATAAAGCTAATTGATAAAATTATTGAAAAAATACAAGAAGAGGCTGATGAAAGAATAAAGGCTATCAGAAAAGAGCAAGATGCTAGAAATGTAGCTACGGACATACAGCAAGAGCAGCTTAAATATCAACAAGCACTTATGTCTGGCGACATGGAATCTGCCGCACAAGCACAGCTCGAAATACAAAGATTAGTTAAACAAAAGCAAGAAGAAGATGCAATTGCTGCTATACAAGAAAAAGCAGCAGCAGATATTAAAAAACAAAAAGATGAGCAGGAAAGATTGGCCGCCCTAGAAGAAGCAAGAAGAAAGAATTTGTCTAGGCTACAGGGGAAGCAAGAGTCTGGAGCAGCAAATCTATCTGATTTGAAGTCTGTGAGAGATAGATTAGAGTCAGCTGTTGCACCATATGTAGGAATGGCTTATAAAGATATTCCACAATTTGCAAAAGATGCAGTAACTTCAATTTTAGAAGAAATGAAAACTTCTACTAATAAAGACTTAAGAGAAGAGTATCTCCGATTAGCAGGAAAGTCTGGCGTTCCAGCATCACAATTTAATAATCCCGCAGCTATCGCACCAAGTGTTTTAAAAGGATTTTTGGGCGCAGTAGAAAAGAAAAGCGGATCAGACTTAGTGTTTAAAACAGCCGTAGAAAAATTTGCTGCAGCAGTAGATAAATTTGGTGGAAATACAGGCATGCCATTTAGAATGCCAGCAGAAGGAGAAGATAAGACTCTTAGATTCCAGCGAGATTCTGCTTATATGCTATTCAATAAAGATGGCAAGAAAATAGCTGTTTACGCAACTTCAGATGACTATAAGTCAGTCTATGACAAGGCAAGAGAAAAAGGATGGGCTTGGGAAGGCTACTCAACAGAAGGTATAACTGCATTCGGAACGCAAGGTAAAGGTCCTGCAGGGTATACTAAAACTAAAGCAAATAAGATTCCAGGAAAGTATGCTGGAGGGAAAATAACTGGACCAGGAACTGGGACATCTGATTCTATTCCAGCATATTTATCTAATGGAGAATTTGTAATAAATGCTGCTTCCGCTTCTAAAATAGGCTATCCAGTTTTAGAAAAAATGAATAGATATGCTGGCGGAGGAATGGTATCATATGATGTTCCAAAAATGTCCGAAGGCGGTTTAGCCAAAGGTACTCCATTTGGACAGGTATTCAATGTAGTAAATAAACCAGAAATTAAAGTATACGCAGCAGAAGGACAAAATGCTGAAGAGATAGCAAGAACTGTAGTAAAAATGGTTTCAAAAACACAAAGAGATGCTATGATAAAGGCTGGAGAATCAATAAGTTATGGAGGTAGAGTTATATAATGTCTTTTGAAAATTTACCTAAAGGCTCAATATTATATATAGAATCAGTAGACCCATTAGCAATGAATCCAGCAAATAATGAATTCACCTACGGCGGATCTGTATTTACTGCACCAGGACAAAAATATTCTAGTACAGCAGCTACAAGAAATAGTCTTGCTGTTGCAGATAAGTTGCTTACTAAGTTTAGAAGAGTTTCAGAACATAATAGGTCAGAGTTTTCTATTTCTACAAATAGAATAGAAAGACAAGAACGAATGGCTAATGGATTTTTACGAAAGTATTTTGTAGCCGATAAAAAACAGTTTAATGTCTCCTGGGAAATGCTACCATCTTTTAGGAATGAATCTGTAGATGGAGCGTGGGCAGCCGAAGACTTAAAAGCTTTTTATGAAAGCTCAAAAGGTAAAACATCATTTAGAATTAAAATAAATCCTACAACTTTTGCTATATCTACTATAGAGGGCGGATCCTTAGAAGACGACTATACATATACAGTTATATTTACTTCCTGTAACTTTACAGTGGTTAAAAGAGGTATACAAGCGTACTGGAATGTCAGTATAACCATGGAAGAGGTTTAATAAATGCAAGTCTCTTCAGATTTAAAAAATATACTAAATACATATCAGACAATAACAACTGATGCAGGATGTATTATAGAATATAATATGAATAATATGCTAGATAGCATATCTGCTTCATATCCAGAAAGCCTTGATATTAAATATAAAACTCATAATAATTCAGATGGTACGGTGGTAGACTCTTTCAATAAATATAAAAAATTATTTCCAGTAGATTCCGTAACTCGCCCAGTAAGACCACAAGGGTCTGGCGTAAAATATTTTATATGGACTGAAAATAAAACAGAGGTCGAGCTAGACGGATTTGAGTCTCCAAGAGTTTTAATCTATCCAGAAGATAAGGCAAGGGTGTACTACCCAGGCGTAGATAATGAATATAAATATTGGGTAACCCCAATAAATGAAGATGCAGATATAACTATAAATTATTCTGTATCTTCAGCTAAAATAATTCAGGCATATTTTAATGGGACATCAATTATATATAAAACGCTATTCCCCCACGCATTTCCGCTAGGTGCAAGCGTGTCAGTATCTGGACTTACAACTTCAGCATTCAATTTATCAAATGCAACAATATCTAACATTATTGATCAGTATACATTTGAAGTTTTAAGTTCTGTAAATGGTAATTGGGCAGAAAATCAAAATGGAGTTGCAACTTTATCAAGTTCAACTAAACCTGCAACGGCAAATAAAGTTTTAATAAGATTTGAAAAGTTTCACGATAAGCCAACCTCAGCCAGCGTTTCAATAAATTCTGGAACTGCAATACCGTTAACAATACCTTCTTCAAATTGGGATGGCCTATATACTTTATATTACAATGGATCCTCCTGGGTTACATCAGAGCCAGCGGTACCGAGCAATCCTATATCGATATCTTCAATAAGATTGCAAGCTACCAATAGCAATTCTGGCAAAGCTATAGGAGTAATAGAGATATCGGCAAGATGGTATAAGGATATATCTACAGACATTGTGTCTATGAAGGTATCTAAAGAGTCTTCTTTAGATAACAACAGTGTGTTACCAGTGGGATTTGTAACAGCTAACGACCTAGACATTAATATTGTAAAGTATAATCAGGACTCCGCACAAATTTTAGAATATAATAAAAATGATGATATTGATTATAGCAAAATATATTTGTATAAAAATGTAGAGTTGCGTCCATATATTAAAGTAGAGAATAGTAAATTAAATCAAGGTTGTTTTTATATAAAGTCATTTACAATAGACACGTACGGTTCCGCAGATATATCATGCCTAGATGCAGCTAAAATATTAATGGAAACAATTGCGCCAGAAATAATATGCGAGTCCTATCCAGCGACAGCTGTGATTAGAAGACTTCTTGATTCTATCGGATTCACAAATTATAATTTTAATGTAGAAGAGAATGATAGTTCTGTACCAGTTATTAATTATTGGTTTTCAACAAATACTGAAACTGTGTGGGGAATGATACAGGATATTTGTAGAGATATACAAATGAATGCATTTTTTGATGAAAATAATATTCTTCAATTTTATAGCAGAAACAAAATATATAGCAATATAAATGTAGACTGGCAATTCTTTTATGATACAGAAATGTCAGGAGCAACGGTACAGGGGCTACCAAATATACAGAATATTAGTAAGCAAGAGATAGCTTCTGCAAATGAAGTTCAAATACTATGGAGCTCTCCAGTGACATCTAATTACCTTGGAAACTCAACCTTTATATGGCAGTCTCCAGCTACATTCCTAGGGGCTGGTGGGCTGAAGGTAAAAATTGAAAAGGATACTCCTCCAGTAGATACTGTATTAGATATTGATTTAAATACATATGCAGATTCATATAGTAATGCTCAGTCATTGTATAGCTTTAATGGCTATGTTTTAATTAACTCTGAAATTATTGAATATGATGCTATACAATATCAATATGTACCAAAAGATTCATCAGATAACGCTACTCCAGAAAAGGTATGGATATCATCTGCCCTAGACTTAAATAAATATAGATTCTTATCAAAGTCTGGGTTTAAAGATCCTAAAAAGCCAGAAACTGCATTCTTTAAGCCCACTGGTAAATATAGAGTTAAAACTAGGGGAGCTCTTGGTACAAGTAGACAAGAGCATCCAGCGACAGCAATAGAGTTCGTTAATCAAAACTTGGTAGAAGATTTATCAAAGTGGAATCAAAGGTTGGTGCAGTTTAAATGAGTTATCCATTCAAAGAAGATTATACTGGAACATTAAATTCTTTAAATTTAAGAAGAGTTCCTGAAGTTATCGACAATATGGACGGATCAGTCGATATAATAGTAGATAGTTCTTTTATGACATCTTCACCAACACTTTATAGGACAGTAAGGCAACAGCTAATAAATGGACTACCATCTGGTAGTGCAGAAGAAAAAACATCAACTTCTGGTGTATTTTCTTACACAGGACTTTCTGGTGGCACTACTCATAGATTCTTAATAAGAGCAGAAAATGGAGTAAGTTATGGAAATTATATTGTAGTTGATAAATATATATCTAAATATACTGCAATCGCAGGCTCTGGTTCTTTACTATTAAATAATTCAAGCCAAACAAAATCTTTGCTTGAGCTTTCTAATAGTAAAGAAAACTTTAAATCTAAAAAATGGGCAACAGCCTACAAACAGTTTGACAGCATATCTATCCCAGCAAGTGGAAATGTAGACACATTCTACAGCTTTGGCACAGCATTGTATATGGATTCTAATTTTGATAATCCAAATCAAAGTGCTGCAATTGGATTTTTTATTTCAAATGGTGGTCAAAAGGGGTACTATTTATCTTTGGAAACCACTACGCTGGCGGCGTCGGCAAATAAAAAAGAATTAAGAATATTAAAATCTTCAGGCGGCAGCTTAACGGCATTAAAGGATAGTCAGACAACTATTGCAGAAAGCTTAAATGGAGTATATGGTGGTAGAGAATATCTGGTGAATATAAAAGTAAGATTCACTAGAACAAATAATGTTAAAACAGTTAGAATATATGGCTCAGTAAATGGATATAAATTTACTGCAACAGATACTGATTTTGAAAACACAGAAGAAAAAATTAAAAATGTTGCTATTGAGCCAACTAAACAAGTTGCACTTGTTTGTCAATCAGGAAAGGTAGCTTTTGACTATGTTTATGCTACAGAAATAAAAGATAAGGAAACGTTTAATAGACTGCAAACAGTTGGGTCAATACAAAATGGAATTTTTAGTAATGACTTTCTTGAGGTAGGGTTTGGGGACATAGTATACAATCCCAATACTTCTGAAGACTCATCACTTATCCCAGCTAAAGGAATAGATGAATTTGGAACAACGGTTAGAGAAATATATACTGCTAAATTAAAATTTGATACCAGGCCAGCATTTCCAATCAACGTATCCACGGGATTAAACACAGGAGCAACACTATTGGGATCAAGGATGGGTAATTTTGATGCAGAAATTTATCTATTAAACAATAGCTCAACAACCATACCCCTAGACGGATCAAGTCTATATATCTACGGTAATACGTTATCTGATTCAGGCCAGCTAGAGTACAAAACAAATGATACTTCAGAATACGTATATAAAGAACCAATTATTTTTGAAACTAAATGGATTCAAAATTTAGAAGACGTAGAGAGCCTAGCATTATGGATAAAGAAAAATGTTGTAAATAAAGGTAAGGTTGTTGATTTAGAAATTTTTGGAAACCCAGCAATATCTGTTGGGGAAATCATTACTATTAAATATAACTACGCGGGCCTTAGTGGAGATTCTAATGTTGAAAGATTTATAGTGACAGGAGTAATACAAGAGTATAGAAATGGAGGGCTATCAACCAGGCTAACGGCTAGGAAGATTCACTTCTCTAACGTATAATGGTATAATAATTAATTATGGTCAAATCTTCTGATAAAAAAATTAATGCTCAGGATATTACAAGGGGCGAGCCCGTAGTTTTAAATGCAAAGCATCCAGACACGGTATTTTTACGACCTGGGGAGTATTTGCAAAAGGGATCCGAAGCTTTAATAATAAAAGGTAATGCGGCTGGAATCAGAGGGTTCTCTTCTGGCTCAGGAAGCACTGGAGTAAATACAGAAAACCCAGAAGAAAGAAAGCCGTTATTCCCAGTAGAAGTGGTCCATAAATGGGGTCCAAGAAGTTTAGCATATCCAATAGTTCTTCCAGATACACCAGATCTTAGCGATATCGTAAGTATTAATTTTACAAGGTATTATGACGTAACAAATAAATTAAGAATAAAGGCTGAAATAAAAATAAAAAATTCTAGTGTAAAAAAAGATAGCGTTATAGGAGTAGATGCTAGAATATTTAATGTGGGGGCATGATGATAAAGGGAACTTATATATTTTATGAAGATGGCCAAGAGATTTATAGGTCATCTAATATAATTACTAAATTTGGCAAAAGATTCATTACTAACTTTTTAGCAGGAAGAGTTTCATTTAATGAAAAAACAATTGCTATAGGTATAGATGAAACTCCAGCAACAGTTAATGATACTAGGCTTGGAATGGAGTTTTATAGAATGCCAGTAGAATTTGGTAGTACAGACATATCAACAATTGATGGGGTATCCTCATATTCAGTTGTATATAAATCAACGCTACCGCAAGCACTAGCTGGAAGAGTATATGAAATTGGCCTGTATCCACAAAATACAATTTCTCTTAATAACTTTGATAGTAAATTTTTAGCTTCTTTCGACAATCAACTAGACTGGTATGACTCATCACAATCTAACCCTGACTATATTACAGTAAATTCTAGAATAGGAGAAAATGTTCTAGAGTTAATCTCTGATATGGATGGACCAAAAGAGTATTTTATAAATATTCCCTCAACAGATTTTTCTGGATATAGCACAAATGATACTGTAAGATTTGCTTATTACCAAAATGATCTTAACTTAGAGTCTATAAAAATTGCTTTATACAGTTCGTCTTCCGAATACTATTCAGCTTCATTTACGGTTGGTGGGTCTGTAGGATATCATCTTTCTGATAATGTTTCTTTTAGCGAGTTTTTAAATAATCCAAGCGGTTCTAGCCCCAATATATCAGATATAACTAAAATAGGAATTTCTGTATACCCAGCTGCTGGAGAACAAACATCAATTGGTGCAGATGGACTACGAATGAACGACGAAGATACTTTTAATCCAGTGTACGGATTAATTAGCAGATCTGTATTAGAAACCCCACTTCTAAAAATTGCTGGAAGACAGGTTGATGTAGAGTATAGATTGGACTTAAGCTTCTAATATGACTTACCAGGATTTACTACAAGACACAAGCGCACAAAGCGCAGATCCTGGCTACTTTATTGTTACAATAACTGATTTAGATCCTTTAACATTATACCCATTACAATTTAGATGGAAATATAATGATAATACTTTTGGACCTTGGTCAGCAGTTAAAGCAATAACAACTCCTGCAGAATTAACTCCAGATACCCCAGAACTTGGCCCTACAGATGTTGTGGGCGGGCAAGGGTTTATAAAAATTACATGGAGCGGAAAGAATGATTCTGGACAGCCAATATCTAACATAGATAGAGTTAATATCCATATTAGCGGAGGAACGTTTGGAATTGGAACATCTGTTGTAGACTTTTTTAAAACTGCAGGTACTAAAACTATTGTTGCAGCTCCAGGAGACTACATAGTTCAGTTAAAGTCGGTCACAGTATCTGGCTCGGATTCTTTTTATAGTTTATCTAGAGTTGTAACGGTTACAGGCGCAGAAGATGCGGTTACATCTCCAGAGGATCCTTCGGCTCCAACACTTTCAGCTGGGAAAGCTTCCATTATAGTAAATTGGGATGGAAAGAATTCTTCTAATTCAGATTTTACAGCAGGAAGTTTTTATGGTGCCAAAGTATATATTGGAACATCTTCATCATTCACCCCTTCAGATAATAATTGGGTACATACATTAAACTTTGCAAATGGTGAAAATAAAGTTTCAGTAGGTGTTGGAACTATTATCAATAAATCAAACTCAGAGCTTTTAGATTTTGATGTTCAATATTATGTAAAACTTGGAACGCTTAACAAAAACGGAGAAACTACTGGCAATTTTATTGCTGCTTCCAATAATCCAATAGCTGTTGCAAAAACAGCATTTAGCGAAATAGAAGCTGGAATATTATCAGCAGATGCTTATATACAGGCTGGTGTCTCTGGCGGACAAAGAGTTGTAATGTCTGGCGGGCTAGAGCCATTTGTTATATATGGCTCAGACGGAACTACAAAACTTTTAGAATTTGACACACTTGTGGGTGGTTCTGGCGCATTAAAGATAGTCGGATCTGGATCATTTACTGGCGACATATCGGCTGCAACAGGAACTTTAAAAAATGCTTTAAATATAGGAACTCCATCTTCAGGACTATACCCATTTAGTGTTAGTTCTACAGGAGTAATGCGGGCTGTGTCTGGAATTGTTGGTGGTCTAACATTAGCAGCAGATGGTTTGCAAAATTCTACTGGCTCATTTAAATTAGATTCAGACGGTAAAGCAAGATTCGGCACTGGGTCTAATAGAATTGAAATTGACCCATCCATTGGAATTTCTCATATAGGTGGAAACTTTACTTTAGGAATCAACGGAACATTATCATTAACTGGATCAGTTACTGCAACAGCTGGAAGTATAGCTAATTGGACAATAATTGGATCTACCTTAACTGCAAATAACATAACGCTAGACGCATCTACTGGAACTATTTATTCAGGAAATTCTGCAGGATCTCATATTCAATTAAGCAATGCCTATGGCTTGCGACACATGAATAATGCATCAAGTACTGGAAACTTTATTCTTACACCACTTGGTGATTTAACAATACGTGGAACAGTAACAGCAGTATCTGGTTATATTGGAACTCCAGAAAGTGGTTGGTATATAGACAGTGTGGGTATTAGAAACTCTCAATATGGAGTAACCCCAAACACATTTTTATATAACCCAAATAGCTTTACTGATAATAATGTTATATTTCAAATTGCTGATACGAACAAGTTTAGTGTAACAAAAGCTGGAAACTTAACAGCTTCTAACGCAGACATATCTGGAACAATACGTGCTTCAGAAGTTATAGGCTCTACATTTTGGATTGGTGCAAATGCTAATTCTACAGATTATATAAATTGGGATGGTACCTTTAGCTTAGGTTCAGGCGCAATAACCTATAATGGATCTGAGTTTAAAATTAATGGAACTGGGCTTCCTTATTCCCAATTCAAAATAGGAATGTCAATAACAAGTGATGAAAATGGAACATTTGGAGACTCTACAGTTGTACAAAATTCATTAGGATACCTAACTACTGGGCGAGCATTTTATTATGGAGGAAACAATTATCCAGATGGAGCTACTTCCAGAAGTACTAGTCAAGACCCATCAGGAAGAGCATTCGTTACTGGTGATATTTGGTTAAGCAGAAAGGCATAAAGTGACTTGGTGGAGAAAGGCTAGCGCTAGTGATACTGGTAGCCATAACATAAATGGCTGGTTACAAATTAAAAGTATATGGAGAAAAGCTTCTTCATCTGATACCTCTGCCTCTGCTGAAAGCTCTAGTCCTTGGGTAATAGACGGATGGCTAAAAATCAAAAGTGCGTGGCGTCATGAGGGTGGAGGAATTTGGACAAGAATTTTTGGATCTACAAATTTACCAACAGCAAAAATTCCGTACCCAGAATTATATTTTATTTGGCCTGATGGGCAATTAACTATTGATTCCCCAATTAATGGATCTAAAATGTTTGTTGAAAGAGGCGCTTGGACTGAAGAGCCGAATGAATTTAGAATTAGAATTCAGGAAAAGGCACCAGGAGGAAGCTGGGAAGCAATTTATGATTTCACAAAAACCTATAGCGAATATTTAGACTCTGATTCAAGCGATAGATTTCCATCTAATGCAAATGACTCTAGTCGTCCAATAATAACAAAACAAAAAACTAGAGATGGGTATCAGTTTAGAGGTAAAGTAGATGCAACAAATCCAACAAATTTTACTAATTTCTATGACACCGAACCGATTATGCCTAGAATGGACTTTAGAATATCTGACTTTATCATATATGACGAGTCAGGAGACGGAGCAACATTTTTTTGGACATTATCAGCATTATCTACAGGGAATACTTTAAATGAAACGTTAGATATATATTCTCAAAAACTTAATGTTTATGATTCTTTGGGAAATCTTGTTGTTTCTAAAAACATTAATCCAGGAACAAGTACCTATGTTCTATCTGATCCAAATATAGAACCAAACACAACATATGATGTAGAGTTAGAAATAGTTGGATTAGACGGATATAAAGAGCTGTCAGATAAAACAGCAGATTATGCATATGCTCAGCTTACAACAATTATTAATAAGCCAGAAATAGAGATTGCTCCAGTATTGACATTACAATCGGGAACAGCAAATAAAAGAAATTCCGTCTATAGGCTCTCTAGCGGAACCTGGAGCAATGATCCAACCCAGTATAGATATATAATAGAATTAAATAATCAATCAGGAACTCAAATTGCATATTATCCATCTTCAACAACATATACTACAGAAACTTACTATGATCATACATTTTTAAATCTAACATCTTCAACCGTATCTGGTGTAGTGATAGCAAATAATGGAGTAGATAGCTTACCAGCATATTCTTCAAATAGTGTTGGTCCCATATCTGAGCTGGAATATACTATAACATATAACGGAAATGGTGGTACTCCAGGTAGATCTTCAGATTTAGTGATTGCTGGCAACTCAGTAGCTTTACCAAGTGCTTCTAAATCATATGCCACTTTTGATGGATGGTATACTGCTCAAACAGGTGGAACGTTTGTTGGAAACGCAAATACATTATATACACCAACACAAAACATAACGTTGTATGCAAGGTGGACAGATATAGAGTATACTGTTTCGTGGAACGCAAACGGAGGATCCGTTTCTCCTACATCCAACAGTGGAATTTTTGGAACAACTATTACTGCTCCCACACCTACAAGAGCGGAGTATGATTTCTTTTTCTGGAGAAATCCGCTATCTGGAGATATAGACTACCAAGTAAACGCTGGAAGCCAATGGACAATAAATGGCACACTCACTTTTTATGCTGTTTGGACACCAAAACAATACACCGTAACATACAATGAGGGCGGCGGAAGCAATGTAAATGATGTTACCGTAAATTCTGGATCACAGATTCAGCTTCCATCTACATCAAGAGACGGATATACGCTAGATGGATGGTATTCTGCTCCCACAGGAGGAACTTTCCTCGGCAATCCTGGAACTAACTATACAGTTACTGGAAACGTAACATTATATGCTAGGTGGACAATTATAACGTATACTGTAACATGGAGCCCTAATGGAGGTTCCGTAACACCAACAACATCTACAGGAACAATTAATCAATCTGTTACTGCTCCAACACCCACCAGGACTGGGTATACTTTTCAGTACTGGAGGTACCCTTCTGCTGGAGATATGCTTTATACATTATACGCAGGAAATTCTTGGACAATAAATGGAAATATTATTTTTACTGCCGTATGGAGTATTAATAATTACACTGTTTTTTATAATGAACAAGGTGGTAGCACTGTAAATGATCCAACAGTTAGCTATGGTTCTACAGTAACTCTTCCATCAACCTCAAGAACTGGGTATACTTTCAATGGCTGGTACACAGCATCTTCTGGCGGGTCCTTTGTAGGTAATGCTGGAAGCTCATATACAGTTTATTCTGATGTAATTTTATATGCTCAATGGACGGCAATAACATATACAGTTTCTTGGAATGCAAATGGGGGATCCGTTTCTCCATCTTCAAGCTCTGGAACACTTGGGTCTTCTGTTACCGCGCCCACCCCCACAAGGAGCTTATATAACTTTAACTATTGGAGAAATCCAGCATCTGGCGATCTTCTTTACAGCGTAAACGCTGGAAGCCAATGGACAATAAATGGCACACTCACTTTTTATGCTGTTTGGACTATACAACAGTATACAGTTACATTCAACGCAAATGGTGGTTCGGTGTCTCCTTCATCAAGCACCGTAGATGCTGGTTCTTCTGTTACGTTACCAACCCCCTCAAGAACTGGATATACTTTCGATGGCTGGTACACAGCAACTTCTGGAGGCACATACTTGGGATCTGGTGGCAACACATATACCCCAGCTTCTTCTACTACTATTTATGCAAGGTGGACAGTTATACAATATACAATAACTTGGAATGCCAACGGAGGGTCTGGCGGAGGTACAACAACTCAAAATGCTGGGTCTACCCATACTGCGCCAGCAGCACCAACAAGAAGTGGGTATACGTTTAACGGATGGTATGATACTGTATCGGGAGATTATTTATACCGCGTGTTAGCTGGGGGGACTTTTACTCCAGATAGGACTATGACATTTTATGCCAGATGGACTCAAAACATACAGGTGCCAGGAGCACCAGCTAGCGTTTCGATTAGTAGAAATCAAAGTAGCTGGAATGGAACTCAATGGAGTTGGAGTGCTAGCTGGACAGCCCCAACCACTGGTGGACCAGTTGATTACTATGAGGCATATAGAGAAGTTGGAACTGGAACCGTAGGTAATGCTTCTTTAACTAGCGTAAATCATACATCCAACACTCAAACTCCTATTAATGGAACTACAACAACTTTTACTACAGCTACTCAGGCAAATAATAGAGCTGATGCCTATGTGAGAGCTTGCAACTCAGCTGGGTGTGGTTTATGGAGATCTGGAAACGTAGGTTAATATGATAACAACTCAAGATAAAATTAAAATATTGCAGGAAAGAATAATAAATATGCAGTTTCATATAGACGGCCTGCTAGTAGAAAAGGATACTTCATTCTTTCAAAATGAATTATATGAAGAATTTTATGCTAAAATTACTAAATTAAAGCAAGAGCTAGAGGCCTTGACTAATCAAGGCTAAATGATATAATATATAAGGAGGAAAAAATGACAACATTATCAAATAGTGATAAGCTAACTATTGTTGAGCAAAAAATCAAGAATATAGATTATCAAAAATATGGTTTAGAAATAGACTTGCAGTTGGCAAATGCAGTAGCATCCCCTGATGCTGAAGACATATCGTCTATTAATTCTAAATTAACGGATATAGCATCAAAGCTTAGCATTCTTAATGCAGAAAAAGCTACATTAGAAGAATAGGGAAAAATTGTCTAATAAAGCAGAACTTATTATCGCGGCCTTACAACAAAGGGTCGGAGAGATAGTAGCCAGCTATGAGACGCAAATTGCTGTTTTAAGAGCAGAGCTTACTGAGATGGTACAGGAAAAGGAAGAGCGTGAGAAAGCTATTCAAGACTACTCAGACTCCCTACCTGGTTAATACACCAACTAATTTCCCTTCAGGAATTTCAGTTAAAACCGAGTCTGCATCCTATTGGATAAAAGATGGTAAAAAATATAAACTGGTTTCTGAAAGAGCTGCCAAGTCTTGGTCTTTTGTGACAGTAAATGCTACAGACTTAGCAATATCACATATCAAAAATGCTGGTAAACTAGGATTTAGAGATGGATCTTTAATAAAAAATATAGCAGACGGCAAAATATATTTGATATCTCAAAATAAAAGAAGGCATATAACTAGTCCAGATGTATTCTACAGGTATGGATTAGATAGAGATGATATAATAGAAGTCTCAGATGCTGAAGCAAATATGCATGATTTAGGAGAAGATTTAAATGCCATATGAGTTTAAAAGGTTTAATGATGGTGAGCCTTTAGATGTTAATAAACTAAACTTAATTATAGACAATATAACATCGTTAGTTGCTGACACCGCTCCTCTAAGAGACTCCACAGACTCTGGACAAGGGTATGCTCTTGTAGAGTCTGGACTTTTACAATTTGAAGATGTAACTGGTAACGGTACTCCTGTAAAACAAAATATTATTTTTAAAAAAATTGCTTCGGAAGCAGCACAAGCAGGTAAAGTTGATGTAGTCGTTTCCTTAAATAATGGTTTAAGAGCAGACGAAGACGTATTCGTGTCCGTCGGACAGATTACTTCAGGAACTCCAGAAGTAAATATTAAAGTAAAAATAACTGGTACTTCAATTAAGCCAAGAGCTACGTACAACGTTCGTTGGGTAGCAGTAGAAAATAAAATATAGTATTGACAATCATTAATTTAATGCTACACTTTGTGTAGTATCAAAGTCACGACTCCGTGACTTTTTTAGTATAAGGATTTAAATGACAAACGATCTTAAGTGGATGTTATCATCTGACCAGCAATTTCCATATCAAGACAATAAGATGATAAAGCTCTGGTTTGAAGTTATGAAATGGTGGAAGCCAGATGTTGTAGATATACTTGGAGATACCGATGATCAGGCTTGCTATAGCAAATATACAGAAGGTAGATCTGCAGAATTTTTAAAAATGTATAAAGACCAGAATGGTCATTCCATTATGCCACTCATGCAGCACGAAGCAAAAGGTGCTAGAGAATTCTACACAATGAATCGTGAAGTTGCAGGCAAAGACGCAGAGCTGTTTACTGCTTTAGGAAATCACGATATTAGAGTTTTTAACTATGTTGATGCTAAATTGCCTGATCATATTAAAATTGTTACACCAGAGGCGCTATGGAACTTAGACAGTCTAGGCTATGATTATATATACTATGATGAGCTTCCTAAGAAAAGATATGGGGATATACACGTTCATCACGGCCTTTCTGTATCAGATACTGGTGCTGTTCGTAAAGATATGAATGATATGCAGATATCATTAATTAGAGGTCACTCTCATAGAATTGCATCGCATTTTCAAACATATGAATTACGAAATAAAGGAAAGGGTGAGACTATTCGTGGGTATGAAATTGGTCACATGTGCGATCCCAAGAGTCCTGGAATGAAATATACCCAACACCATGACTGGCAAAAGGGTTTTGCTATTGCTCATATTGAAAATGGAAAGTGGCCACATGTTCAAATTATTGAAGTATCGCCAGACTACTCCTGTGTTGTTGATGGTAAGGTGTTTAAGGTATGATGAAATGCAATAAGTGTCAAGGAAGAGTTTTTCTTGATAGAGTATTTTCTCAAAAGTTACATGTAGAGCTTTTCTGTATACTGTGCGGTAAAAGATGGATGGTAAATAAGGATACCAATGCTTTGGGTAGATGGCTAGAAAATCTAGAAATAAAACAACAAAAAACTTTATCTATTTCTTCTTAAATAATAAGATACATAAAGTTTTGAGATTATCAAGGGCTAAAGATGAGCTAGTTGCTTGGTGCTACCCAGATAAAAAAAGAGTTTTGTTTTCTTATTCTCAGGTAAAAAAGAATATGGAGAATGCTTATAGCACCAAAGAAGTATCTGATATTCTACAAAGGCATAAAGTAACAATAGAAGACTATATACTAGATGGTAAAATAAAAAGACCTCAAGTAGTATATCCAATAGGAAATCCAGAAAGTAAATGGTTTAAATTTATGTTTAGTGTTTCAGATATACTAGATCTGCATGAATTTATATTAGATTCAGGATATTCTAATAATATGCCATCTAGGGCAGAGCTACTTGCCATACTTAGGCACAATATGATATTGTATACAAAGACAAATGACGGTCAATTTGTTCCCGTTTGGAAGGCGGAAGAGTGAGTGGTAGAGTTGTTGTTTGTGAAGTTTGTGGTAAAGAGATAGAATTAAGGTGGGGAATATTTGCACACGACACACTGTCTAGGCATAGTAAGGAGCATAAATAATGTCTGAAACAAAAGTAAAAGTAGACTTGTCTTTTACAAGAAATTTAGGTAACTATGAAAGCATTAAAATTGGTATAGGTGTTGAGGATATTGTAAGAGCGGGTGAAAACGTAGATACAGCAACAGATAGGGTATATGCTTTTGTTGAATCTAAATTAATTGAAAAAACTAATGAAGTAGAACAGGAATTAAAGGGTGGCGGAAAATAAACAACCTTATATCTTATTGAGTCTTTATCAGTCTTTGTATAAATCTAAATATAATAAGGTAAGTAGAATAAATAAATATAGAGATAAATGGGCTATGCAAGATGTGATAGATAGTGTAGGATATGATCGTGCAAAAGAATTAATAGAGTATTACTTTAAAACTGGAAAAGTGGGGCACCCGCTTCAATTTTTCTTTTATAATTTTGATTCTTTAGACAGAATGAAAGATGAGTCTGATAAAGATAAAATAAATAGAAAAAGGCTCAGAGAGCAGACTAAGAGAATGGTAGAGGAAGAATGAATACAGAAGCTGAACTTATATCTGCAGTTTGTAAAAATAAAGATATTAGTGTTCTTTTGGCTGATAACGTTGATGAGATTTTTAATTCTCATAAAGATATTTGGGAGGGTTTAAAGTCATACTACTATAAGTTTAGGGCTGTTCCAGAAGCTGGGGTATTGCAAGAAAAGTTTAAAGATTTTGAGCCAGTTACAACCAAAGCAGAAACTGGCTACTATCTAGAAAAGCTAAAAAATGAGTACCTAACTTCAAGAATGAAGTCAATCATACTCCATGCTGGCGCTGCGCTAAAAGAAGATGCGGCTTCAAGAGTTTTAGCAGATATTCAAGGAAAACTTTCTAATCTTAGTAGATATACAAATAATGTTAGAGATATCGATGTAACAGACATAGAGGCTGCTGAAAAACATTTCTTGTCAGTAAAAGAGCGTTCTGCCGTAATGGGTGGAAGTCCAGGAATTCTAACTGGGTTTGATGCTATAGATAAGGCCTATCCTACAGGAATGGCACCAGGACACCTTATAGTGGCTATTGGATGGCCAGGTAGAGGTAAAACTTGGTTCACTTCGTATCTGGCTTGTAAGGCCTGGGAACAAGGCTTTAGGCCAATGATTATTTCTCTTGAGATGTCTCCAGAAAATATGCGAGATAGAATTTACACGCTTCTAGGCTCTGGTATATTCAAGGCAAGCGATCTTTCAAGAGGAGATATTAATATTGATGATTTTAAGTCTTGGGGAAAGAAAAGATTTGACAATAAAAGTAGTTTTGTTTTAGTTTCTAACGAAGGGTTTGGAGAAGTTACTCCAGCAACGGTACAGGGTAAAATAGACCAGCATAAGCCAGACCTAGTTATTTTAGATTATCATCAGTTGTTTAATGATAATAAGAGAAGCAATTCTGAGGTAGAAAGAAATAGAAATATATCACGTGAGTTTAAACTTTTAGCTGTTACCAATAATATTCCAATTATCGATATTACTGCTGCAACAGCAGATGATATATCAGACCAAGATAATCCTCCAATGATGAGTCAAGTTGCTTGGTCTAAAGCAATCGAGTATGATGCGGACATGGCTATGGCTATACACAGATATCCCAATACCAATATGATTGAGGTAGTAAGTAGAAAAAATAGGCACGGAAATGAATTCGATTTCTATTTAGACTGGGAT